TAGTGGGTTCGATTCCTACACATACCGCCAGGGTGCTGAAAGTTTTAAGGGTAGTTTTCAACAGCACAAGAGCCGGGTTAAAAGCTCCCGGATAAAGACAACACTACCCATTTATTTTACCCACAGCTGGCCGCGTGGGAGTTGCGCGACTTAGATTATAGGGCGGTGCGATGGATTCGCTTAAATGTCGGCAGCGACCGGCAGCCGCCCACACAATCTACAGTCTTGCGCTGATAGGGGGATGGATATGAAGAATAATACATTTTGCATATTTTCAGGATATATTAAAGAAATACATCATCCCCAACAAACTATATCCATACAGATCGGAACTTGCGAATTTGCAAATCATTACACGAATGAAAGATGCTTACTTTGCCCTAATCGAATCAAATTGGAAGATGAAGTGAGAAATAGCAAGGCAGAAAATTATGCAGTATCAATTATGTTTAACGGGGATAATTATCCGGTAATTGCTTAAAAACATCAAGCCTTGCGGGCTATCAAGCAAGCATCTAAAAGGGTGCTTTTATTATATTAAAATCAAGTAGGTGGTGATACGTGGCGACAGATTGGTTGTCAATCAAAAATGAATACATAAATACCAGTATCAGCTATCGAAAACTGGCCGAAAAATACGGCGTATCATTTGCCACCTTGCAAGTCAGAGCGAAGAAAGAGCAATGGAAAATCGAGCGCGATAAACAATATGACAAAGTTGAGGCAAAAGTAAGACAAAAAACAGTTGATGTCATAGTAAAGAATGAGATCAAACAGATAGATCGAAAGTATGAATTGTCCGAACGCCTGTTGGATAAATTAGAACGGGCAATAGAGGAACTTGATCTTTCCCTTGTGACCAATAAGCGGAAAACGCGGGTTATTGAATATAAGGACGACAGGGCCATTGGAAAGCCCACAAAGGAAGTCATTGACGAGACAGAGGAAATCCTACAGATCGCCGCTATCGTTGACAGGGCGGGCGTTAAACAGCTTGCTAGCGCCTTGAAAGACATTAAGGAGATTCAGACCGAAAAGGACGGGCGGAATGCTGACACAGAGGACTTATCCCCCCTTGTAGAATTGTTGAGGAAGAAATGACACGGACGCAGACGATTAACTGGAAACCATTCAGCGATAAGCATATTGATTATATCAATTCCGCTCTTGGCAATAAGATGTGTTGCGCGGAAGGTGCGATTCGTAGCGGAAAAACCATAGATCACTGCATTATCGCCGCCGCCTATTTAGATCAGTGTCCCGACAAAATACATCTTGCGTCCGGTTCCACCATGCCAAATGCGAAACTGAATATCGGCGCTTGTAACGGCTTCGGGCTTGAAAATCTATTCCGGGGCCGGTGCCACTGGGGGAAATACAAAGACAACGATTCCCTATTCATCAATACACCGACCGGCGAAAAGATTGTTATATTCGCAGGCGGCGGTAAGAAAAACAGCTATCAAAAAATCCTGGGTAACTCCTATGGGCTTTGGATTTCCACCGAAATAAATGAGCATTACGACAGTGAGGACAGCCGGGAATCATTCATCAAGGTTGCCTTTGGCCGTCAGGCGGCAGCTGATTGGCCTTTTATCTTGTGGGATTTAAACCCATGCCATCCGCGACATTCCATATACATGGACTACATAGACAGATACAAGCATGATTTTATTGGCGGGTATCGCTATCAGCATTTCACGATTGCTGATAATCTAAGCATCACACCGGAGCGCCGCCGGGAAATCGAAAGCCAGTATGACCCGGAAAGCGTCTGGTATGCCCGCGACATTTTAGGACAGCGCCGTGTTGCCGAGGGGCTTATTTACCAGACGTTCGCCAACGCACCGGATAAATACAAAACCGACAGGCCGGATTATGACTTTATCCAGATCGGCATTGACTTCGGCGGGAATAAATCATACTTTGCTTTTGTCGCTTCTGGACTAAAATACGACTACTCGCATTTAACCGCGCTCATGAGCGAACGGCACCCCGCGAAAGGGCTTGAACCAGATCATGTGTATTCTTTGTTGGGTAAGTTTATAGGACGCGTACAGGCCAAATATGGGCGCATAGGGATGATGTACCCGGACAGCGCAGAGCAAACGCTAATCAATGGCATAAAGACGCGATTCGGCGCGCAATCAAGTTATGGAATATCAATCCGCAACAGTATCAAGAATGAGATTATTGACCGTGTCCGTGCCGGTACTGGCCTAATGGCGCGAGAAGATGCGGACAAAAACCCGCTGCCTATCAGATTCTTTTATACGGAAGATTGCGAAAGCCTTGTTGACGCGCTGTGCGGTGCTGTGTATGATCCGACGAAATTTGAGGACACGCGGCTTGATGATGGTACGAGCGATATTGACACAATCGACGCTTGGGAATACTCATGGGAGCGGTACATGCGGCATTATGTGAAGCAATAACAATTATACAGCGGCCTTGAAAGGTGGTAAATTCTATGGAATCAGAGAAAAGAACCCTACAAGAATGGGCTGATGGTGACTATCTGATTATCGTTGACCCTGACGGATTTGATCGTAGCGACCCTAAACTTATGACGCGTCAATTCACACATAAAGAATATATGCAAGGCATTTACCGTTGCTCTGTTATGGGAAAGCCTGTTGATTGTAGAAGCGCAATGAAAGATGGAAATGGCTTGTGTTTTGGCTATTCTCCAGTAAATGATGATGAGCCAATAGAAACATGTAAGCAATGCAGCATATGTTCTTGTTACGGCATGGAATAACCCCGCCACCATTCGAGGAAATAGGAAAGGGAGAGGGTAAAAATGATAGAATTTGTAAATATGAAGCAATTCAGACCGGATGAAAATAAAAGGCCAAATCTGTTTATGGGAATTACAGGCGCAATTCAAAAGCAAATTGTTACGCCCGTAATTATCCGATATGAGTTTGCGCTTTGTCCTCACAGAGACTGCGAAACACTCTTGAATCAAGTATGCGGATTAAAGCGTTGCCCCGTTTGCGGTCAACGAATTAGTTTTCCAGAACAGGAGGCCACCCAATGCAACCCATCATAATCACAATCCTAATCTGCCTGACCGTCCTTATCTGCATGGCTGGAATAACTGCGGCTGCGGAGAGGATTGCGAAGCTTAAATACTATGGAGCGGTTAAACGTATGGAGGAAACAGAGCGGCTTAGAAAGTAGTGTTATTGGCTTAGTTACACAGTTTTATCCTTGTTTTTCTAATCAAATTATGATATAATAAGAGGTATGGAGGGAGGTGTTTTTTGTGAATAAATCTTATAAATTTAGACTTTATCCGAATGCGGAGCAAGAGCGGTTAATTCAGAGAACATTTGGTTGTTGCCGATTTGTATACAACCACTATCTTTCCAAGCGAATTGAAGCATATAAGAATGCCAAGACGACCATGAGTTATTATACTTGTTGCAAGGATTTAACCGGTCTAAAAATTGAAAATCCGTGGCTTAAGGATGTAGATGTAACTGCCTTGCGATCTTCTTTGAGGAATTTAGACGATGCATATCAAAATTTCTTTCATAGAATAGGGAAAGGCAGCAACCCTGGATTCCCGACATTCAAAAGTAAGAAGAATAATCGTAAATCGTACGAAACGAAAAACACAAGAAATTCCCAAGATACCATATGCTTAGTTGGCAAGAATATAAAGTTACCGAAATTGGGCCTTGTTCGTTGTGCTATTTCAAGGCAAGTTGAGGGGAGAATTTTATCCGCAACTATTTCGCAGAATCCAAGTGGAAGATATTTTGCGAGTGTATGCTGTACTGATATTAAAGTCCAGCAATGCGAACTTACCGGCGCGACCGTAGGCATTGACTTAGGCTTAAAGGATTTTGCAATCACCTCTGATTACATTATATATCCAAATCACAAGCACCTTGAAAAATCACAAAAGAAACTCGCTAAAGCTCAACGTGAACTATCGAGAAAAACAATCGACAGTGCTAATTGGGATAAGGCAAGAATTAAAGTAGCAAGACGCCATGAGCAGGTCGCTAATCAACGGTCAGATGCGCTGCATAAGCTATCAACCCAATTCGTCAAGGATTATGACGTTATCTGCATTGAGGATTTGCAAGTGAAAAATATGGTGAAGAACCATAGCCTTGCAAAATCAATAAACGATGCGTCTTGGGGCGAGTTCATTCGGCAACTTGCGTATAAATGCGAATGGCAAGATAAGATATTGATCAAGGTGGATAGATTTTTCCCGAGCAGCCAATTATGTAATATATGCGGATTCAAGAATGCCGGGGTAAAGGATTTATCTGTGCGTAAATGGGAGTGTCCACAATGCGGGGCAATTCATGATAGAGATATAAATGCTGCAAAAAATATTCTACATGAAGGTATGCGTTCGCTTAGCGCATAAATATTTTTTGCTATATACCGTAGGGCATACGGAAATTTACGCCTATGGAGAACGTGTAAGACTGATTGGCAGCGATGTTCATTGAAATAGGAATCCCCATAACTAATGGGAATGCCAAGAAGTTGAAGTATTGTCTATTTCACGATTTAATGATATAAAAATTGCGACAGCTCACCCGATGGTGGGCTTTTCTCTTACCTTAAAGGCGGTGCGCTATGCTCACAGCGGATGAAATTCAAAGCCTTAACGACGTTGTCGGAATCATCACAAATTCTGTCAATGCGTACCTGATACGGGATGTCTGCGAACGCATAGCCGCTGCCGGACAAATTACCAGATCGGCGGAGTATTCCATTTTCCGCTCAGAAACTTTAGGCGTCCACTTCGCCACCATAAAAAGGGAAATCGAAAAGCGGCTGAACCTATCCGCGCAGGAACTTGACGATCTATTCGGAGAAGCCGCAAAACGTTCCTACAACAACGAAGTCAAGATATTCGACAGCTACATACCATTCGAGGATAACGGCTCAATTCAGCAGATTGTCAAGGCTTCACAGGCATTGGCGCAGGAGGACTTTAGCAACATTACGCAGACGCTCGGCATGGTCGACCGCCATGGGCGCGAATTACCCCTAAAGCGGTTTTACAACAACGTCATGGATGATGTGTTTAACCGCGTGTCCACCGGCGCGACAGACTACAACACGGCCATCAGGGACGCAAGCACAGCGTTGGCAGATCGTGGCGTGACTTCTATTGGCTATCAGTCGGGCGTGATTACTTCGTTGGAGGCCGCCGTTCGCAGGAATGTTTTATCTGGATTAGGTTTAATGGTCGAGCAGATTTCTCAGGATAACTTCGATAAGCTACAGGCTGACGGATGGGAAGTATCTGCACATATGAATTGTGCAGAAGATCATGAGCCAATACAGGGGAGGCGGTTCACTAATGAGGAATGGCTTGAAATCAATGGCACAGCGGAAAAGCCCGGAAAGCTAAAGCGACGTATAGGCACACTCAACTGCGGGCATACAGCATCCCCTGCCCTCCTTGCCGTGCAGGAGCCGCAATATTCTGAGGAAACGTTACAGGAATATAAGGACGCAAATGCAAAAGGCATTGAATATCAAGGCCGACATTATACTGGTTATCAAGCAACGCAGGAAATGCGCCGCATTGAACGTGTTATCCGCAAGTGGAAAAAACGCAACATTGCCGCCGAAGCTACCGGGGATGATGAAATGATTCTTCGCACAAAAGCGAAACTAACCAATGCCCGGAGAGTATACAAGGAGTTTGCAGACGCGGCGGGACTTAGGACACAACAGGATAGGTTGTTTGTTGTGGGTGGGGGAACGGGGCGTAGGCAGAGTATGGCGGGATAGAAAGGGGATTATCATGGGCGAAGATGAATCGAGGGCTTGCACCGCTTATATTGATACCGGGGATGGCTGGCAGGAGATTGGACAATGTATAGAATCCGTCAATTTCACAATGGAGCATGAGGCAGATTCCATGCTATTTACTGATTCATGCACCATTACAATACCGGTTACTTTTCGGCCTTTTCAGCTCTTCCCGAAAGAATTATATAAGCTATTGCATTTGTGCCTCCACGCCAAGAAACGCCGAACAAGGAAAAAGGCATTTAAGCGTCTTATAAAGAGCGGATATATAACCGTGAGTGTGGCTTAATACGGTAAACAGCCAATAGGCTTTTACAGCATAGAACAGTATGTACAACTGTGGACAGGTGCGCTCCTCCTGTCCTTTTCTATGCTTTATTTTAGGAGCAGATAAGGAGCGAATCATTATGTCAGGTCAAATTAAACTAATCGACAAAAACACTGATTTATCAAACATTAAACCCCTTGATTGGGATGTAAACATCAAAGGCCGTCCATACTATGCCGCAAGGATTAACGGATATGTTCATTCTATCGGTGGTCATTGGGGCGAAAATGATTATTGGTGCTGGCCGAGAGATGAACAGCCGACACATGAAAATCTGATGCAGTTTGCCGGTTCACCTTGCCGCTGGGGATTTCGGGTTGATGATAACAATTATATCCGCAATAAGCACGAAGCCGAGGTTTTACATAATCATTATGCGGTCATTACTCGAAACGGCGAGGACTTTTATTCTTTTGCTTATGGTGGCTTAGGTGGAGCGGTGGCAAAGGCACAAATATTGATTGATGAATTTGAAGAACATCCTATATGGCCGAATGAGATCGACTTTGACAAAAAGGTGATTGGCCGTAAGGTTTGGTGGAGGGACTTCCCCGCAGCCGTTTGCAGCTATATAAAAGGTCAAGCGTGTGTAATGCTTGTTCCTGATGGCGCAGACAAATTTCCTATTCCGAAATGCTATGGCGAAGATGATATATGCTGTGATGAAAGAGAAGATATTAAGACTGAAATCTTTGATAAGAATATTTGGTGGTTTCGGGATTAGCCATTAAAGGCGGTGACACGTTGTTTGAGCGTATAAAATCCTTTTTCAGGAAGGGGGATAATAAAAATGGCCAGAAAAGATGTACCCGATTGGATGGTATGTGCAGCCTATAAAGAAAGTGCCACCATACGAAACAATGATATTAACATATGGCCTTATGATATCCTTATGAAATGGACGAACGAACCGGAAAAAGTATGTTACGCCGCAATGCAAAGATCGTCAGAAAAGGGATATGTTGAATGCGGCGTATCGCTGCGCTCTGGATGGATCACCAGCGAAGGTGAGGAATTGCTAAAAAATCATAATATCAGCGTCCAGTAATGGGCGCTTTTCTATTGCCAAATTAAGGCGGTGACATTTTGTTTGAAAGATTTAGAGCGTGGCTCAAGAGAGGGGTGAGCAGTATAGTAGGCACACCAGAATTATTCAAAGCACTTGACATAGAAATTCCAATTTCCCCCAAAATGCGGGATGCGATAGAATTGTGGGCTGCTATGCATGAGAACCGCGCTCCCTGGGTGGAGGAGGGAAAAGGAAAAATCCGCAGTTTGGGAATCCCCGCCTTAATCGTCAAAGAAGAATCCCGCCTAACCACAATCGAATTGAATGCCAAACTATCAGGCAGCGCAAGGGCTGACTTTTTAAACATTCCATTCCAGCAGCTTTTAAACCATAAAGAGGAAATTATAGAATTTGCTTGTGCGCGTGGCGATATGGTTTTGAAGCCATATATAAGCGGGAATACGATAGCCGTAGATCAAATAAAGGCCGGAGATCACTTCTCGTTGGCCTTTGATTCTAACGGGTATAGCACAAGTGAATTATTTTTTGATTGGCGCGTTATTCAAGAAAATACATACTATCGTGCTGAAATTCAGACATTTGCTGATAATGCAATGGAAATTACAAACAAGGTAGTTGTTAAGCGCAAAAATGGGGCCAATTATTATACCGCCAATTTATCGGATGTGGATGATTGGAAAAACATATCTCCATCATCAAGAATTGAAAATGTAAAGCAACCGGCATGGGGGCTCATTAAGATGCCGTTTGCGCGAACTGTTGACACAAATAGCCCGCTGGGAGTTTCGTCTTTCGCCGGTTCGGAACCTTTGATAGAGGACGCCGATAGGCAGTATTCTAATCTCTTGTGGGAAATGAATACTGGCAAGCGCAAGGTAATGACTGATGAAACAGTTAGGAAATGGGATAAAAACGGAAACCCATTGCCCCTTGAGGATGAATTTATAGTTGGCCTGGAAAACGGAGATGAAAAGCTATTTTATGATTATAGCGCCGCGTTCCGTGATGCAAGTATTATAAATGCCCTGCACTTCATTCTGTCGCGGATTGAGGCCGCAAGCGGATTGTCACAAGGCGCGATATCGAAAATCCTCCAGGGCCAAGTCAGAACAGCCACGGAAGTCCTTTCAATGGACACCGAAACCAGGGGAACCGTTGAACTGATACGCACGGCATTCCACACCGCATTGGAGCAACTCATTTATGCAATGGATGTGTGGGCGACCGTTGCGAACGACGAGGGTTATTTCAAAGTCCCCGCCGGTCAGGTAGATTCAACAATAGAATTCGGCGACGGCGTTGTTATCAGTGAGGACGAGGAATGGAACCGGGGCGTTACGATTACTTCCAGCGGTTGGCTACTGCCCGAAATACTCACCGGCAGGTATTTGGGATTGCCGACAAAGACACCGGAGGATTTGGCCTATATTCGGGCAAACTTTATGCCGGGGCTGGCTGATATGGATTGATTTGAAAGGGTGAATGAAATGAACAAATTAACTAATGAAGAAATCGGAAATCTACGTTTTCAATGTGATGATTTGGATAAGGAAGTCACAATCAAAGAGTATTTTAAGGCCCTACTCAAAACCTTATGGATGGAAAACGAATGCTTTTCGGGCAAGCGTCCATTTGGGAACAGCGGGTGGGATTACGATGTTTACGCCTGCCTGATTAAGCATGGCGCTATAAGCGGCTCTTTGGATGAGGATGGATATGTAAAAGAATTTGATACAGACCAAGCGGATAAATTTGTGCTGGAATATATCAGCAATATGTAATCCCCCACAACCCCACCAGAAAGGAGAATGCCGGTGCAAAAGCCATTTTCAATACAACTTGAACTTTACTTCGCCCATTCCCGCAAGACCGCAATCAACTACATAGTAGCCGACAAAAAGACAATGCCGCTCTATATCCAGCTTTTGAAGAAGGGCGCACCATTCGCCTTGCCTGATGGGGCGATTATTGAGATTAACTTTGAAAACTCCGCTGGTTTGCGTTTTCCTCGGCTGGGAACCACCCAAGACCATGAGCAAGGTAAAATCCTCTATGAGATTGAACCCGCCGACATAGCCATTGCAGGCCAGATGAAAGCTAATATAACGGTTGTCAATGACATGCAGCGGCTTTCGTGGCAAGAGTTTGAATTTTCCGTGTCGCGGAATCTATCTGATAATCAAGTCGAGCCACCGGAAACGTTAGGGCCGTGGAAGAATGTCATTGAAGAAAAATTGTCGGAGCATGAGGGGCGGTTGTCTGATCATGAACGGCGCATAATCGCGCTTGAAGAACATGAAACCGATATAGACGTTGACTTGTCTGGAATAAAATCCGCGTTAGCCGAAGCGTTAGCCGCAATAGCCGAACTGCAAACAACCGCCACCGAAGCCCGCAATATAGCAAACAATGCAGCCAGTACAGCGGCGGCGGCTGGATATCGCGCAGAGGATGGTATCAGGCGGGCCATTAGCGCACAGGATGATGTTGATGCGCTGGCGGTTAGGGTTGCGGCGTTGGAATAGGAGGAATATATGCGTAGAGAATATGGAATATTTCGACCAATGAATCTTCAAAAACCGACACAGCCACCAATGCGGCAGATAGTTTCAATTTTACAACAACAAAAAAGAAGTGAGCCTGGCGACATCAAATACTTCACATACTATAATGTCTATGGAAACAGTGTGCAAATAGGGATTCCTTCTCCAAATAACCCCATAGAAATAAATTCCACGGGAAAATCAGAGGGCGCTTTAATCTTAAATTCTGGCGGCGGAAATATCAGCATACCACTCGTAGGGCCGTTGCGGGGGTTGCCAAATTCGATTATGGACAATCTGGAATACAAAAAAGTTGGAATGGCTACGTTAAACGGCATAGAGTTTTGGAATGCCTCGGCGGGATACACTAACGAAACCTATTTGTCCGCTTACACAAGTGACTACAAGGACATAAAATCAGGCACCGACAATATAATAAGTTCTCACTTTATGTCCGGAAAATATACGCTTATATCCGAAGGGGAGTTGCTGGGGAGTATTGGCTCCGCTTATGGCATAAACATAAGGATATTAAAATCGCGCCTGGAATCTCCGACTGTTACGGGGCTACGGGAATGGCTTTCACGAAATAATGTTGATGTGCATTACGAATTGGCGGTGCCAAGATTGCAAGAACTAATCATTCCGCAAATTCGCGATTATGGACATCCCATTACATCCTTAAACGAAATCCAGCCCAGCCGGATAATTTACGAACGAGATGGACAGACGTTTGAAACGCCGTTGACGAATACGGCAAGAACCTTGAGCATACAAGCCCTTAATGCCTTGCCCGATATAACGGATCAAGAATACCAAATATTTGAGCTGGGACAAGAGAATGTCTCTAATTTGACAGAGGATGATCTGGCGATAGGGCAACTCAAAAATTACACAATCATTTAGGAGGAGCTTATGAAAGTTTTGCAAACGCTGATCGCGGACGAAGGTAAAACGATCGTCGAAAGAGGCAGCAATAAGATTTTGGGAGAATCGGTATCTTTGGCCGTAAATGACAATCTGGAGAATTATGTTGAGATCGAGAAACCTATAGCTGACGTTGATGATTATTGAGATTGTGAGGATGCAGTTATGTTTTGGATTGGATTTCTTGTCGGGATTCCGGTATGGGGTTCCATGGGGTTTATATTTGCGGCGTTGCTTGCGGCGAATAAGATTGAGAGGTGATCCCCCATCTCGCGGCGCGGCGTTATGCGTGAATACATTGTGGAGGTTTTGAATGGCGACAATTACAGAAACAGTAGAGATCATTGGCGGTGAAACTATCACAAAATCATGGGATGACGGAACCGGCCCCATAATCGAATTTCAATCCCAGGAACAACTTGACGCTTGCCTTTCTGAATGGCAGGAGCGTCTTTTTCTTTCGGATTGGATTATCCGAGCCAAGGTTGTAAAGCGTCACGAAATGACACTATCGGGTTGCCATGGAGAAAATGAATATCAGTCTGCAATCAAATGTTGCATGATTAGGATTATGGAGCTTGACGAAGATGTCAAGGACAGAATTTCAAAGGTATCTGATGAACTTACACTTGTTCATGAACTTTTGCATTGTAAATTTGTAATGACAGACGGCGCAGAAAGCACCGTTGAGGGCAATTTTATGGGAGCATATGAACATTCTTTGTTAGAGCAAATGGCAAAATCCCTAATCATGGCGAAGTACAATATACCGTTTAGTTGGTTCAAGAATTTTTAACCCCGCGCCCGGATGGGCTTTTTATTTTGCGTGAAAGGAGTTGATATTTTGCCTGAAACAAAACGAAAGGCCACGGCTAGAGCCAAAAGACTAGGATTCCCGAAGTCCAATGTTGTCAAGGCCGAAGATGATGGACATTTTATTGCTCCGCATGGAATTACGTCGGCGGATGCTAAAAAGGCTTACGCTAATTGTAGAGCCAAAGGAAATAACAAAGAAAAATGTGCCAAAATTGCTTGGATCATTCAAAATAAATCCAAAAAATAATCCGGCATCCTGAATAGGGTGTTTTTATTTTGTCCGTTTTAGAAACGGAATTAAGGAACCGGCCTTTACCGGAAAATGGAACCGGCCTTATCCGGACGAAAGGAGTTTACTCATGGCAGAAGAAACCACATTGACTACACAAGATGCGACAATCGAAAACCCTATCGAAATAACCGCAGAATCATCCACAACTCAACCGGGAGATAAAGCCGGAGAAAAGACGTTAAGCTTTTCGCAGGATGATTACAACAAATTTATGGCGCAAGAAAGAAATGCCGGTAAGCGTTCAGTGATGAAACAGTTTGGAGTGACTGACGAAAAGGATTTGCCATCTGTCACTGCTAGGTTTAACGCATTTATTGAAGCAGAAGCCAAAGCAGAAGCCGAAAAACCCGAAATTGAGCGGTTAAGGGGCGAATTGGAATCCGCAAAGAGCATAGAAACCAAATACGCAGAAGCGGCCGCAAAAAATGAGGCTTATGAGCAGGAGAGGCTTGTGCTTCAATATGGATTTTCCAAAAAGCAGGACGAAACGCTGGGGGATTATAATGACCGGCTACAGGATGTGATTGCTTTGATTAACCGCCGCATGACTGATGAAAAGGACTTTGAACAGGCGGCGGCTGATTATTTCAAGAAGAATCCATTGACGGACAATGCCCCGACAGAACCCAAACCGGAATTGAAACTTCCAACAGCAGGAACGCCCGGCATGCCCCCCGCACAATCGGAGGTCGATTCCTTGAAAGCCCAATATCAAAAGGCGGCATCACTTAGAAACACCGCCGAAATGTCGCGATTGACGCGATTGGCAAAAGAGAAAAAAATTAAACTATTTTAGGAGTGAATTTTTAAATGGCAGTAACGCTTACGGATACCATTAACTATTCTGGTGCCTTGTACACCAAAACAGACGAAACTACCCGGCTCTTAGATGCTATTTATGAAAGAGGCCGCGAGGGTGGCCGGAGGGAAACTAATTCGGTTGAATTTGTTCTCGCGGGCAGCTATGAAATGGACGATCCCACACAGCCGAATATCAGCGAAACGCAATCTCTGACGGCCCCGCCCCCGGAAACCACTGAGCGGGAACAGGAAAGTAACGTCGTTCAGATTTTCCACCGCGCCGTTGCCGTTTCCTACATGAAGCAATCCAACTTCAACGCTTTGGGCGGCGTAAATCTTGCGAATTCGACAAACAATGTTCCGAATGAACTTGACTTCCAGATCGGGCGCAGGGTGTCGCAGATGCGCATGGATTTGAACCACACGCTGATTAACGGCGTATATCAGTACACAAAGGGTAGCACCACCGTTGCGCCGCGTACAAGGGGTATTCTCCAGGCATTGGTAACGAATAAGTTTGACGGCAGCGCAGACCCATTCAGTAAGAACATGGTGAATGATGTTCTTATGAACTCCATCAAAAACGGCCTTGACCCGGCAGGACTTGAAATCTGGATTAACCCCGATATGATGGATTTTATCACAGATACATACGCGCTGCTTCCAGGAACGAGTCAGCCTGCTACAAGAACCGAGGGAGGCATTGCGTACAGTACGATTTTTACGTCCTATGGAGAAGTGTCCATAAATTGGGACACGCAAATACCGACCGCGAAACTTCTGTTTTTGAGTTTGGGGCAGCTTGCGGTGGCTGAAAAGCCCTATATCACTGATGAGGGCGAAAACCTGGGCGTGTTGTTCTATGAGCCGCTTGCCAAAGAGGGGGCCAGTGAACGCGGGCAGCTTTATGGGGAACTTGGATTCGATTATGGGGCTGAATGGCACCATGCCGTGCTTGAAAATGTGCATTAACAAGGAGGTCATACAATGTATAAGCTTGTTAAGGGCAAGTTTGTAAAAACCGAAGAGCAACCCAAAATGCCCGAACCGGATTATGGATTTAATTCATTTCCTACGCAGGAACCCGATCCCGAAGAAGAAAGGCCCACGCCGCGCCGGGGCCGACCCAAAGCGGAGGACTAAGCCATGCTTAAAGTGATCGAGCCTTTCCATGATCCCGAAACCAACAAAACCTATGCAGTAGGTGAAGAATACCCCGGCAAAACCAAACAGAGCCATATCGCTTACCTCATGTCCACCGGCAACAAAATAGGCAAGCCCCTCATTGAAGAAACCGGCTCCTTTGGCATGGATTATGCCGAAGAACCGAAGCGGCGAGGTAGAGGGTTTATGGGTGAGGAGGAACAGGGTTAGATAATTATTTCCAAAAATCACTTGACTTTTTGCGCGTGCAGTATTATACTTATTGCAAGGGCAGAAAGTGAGGTGTAAAATTGTCCCCACGAACAGGCAGGCCACCAAAGGAAAATCCCCGGAACAAAAACCTTAATATTCGAGTTTCAGAAGATGAAGCGGCGTTAATTCAACAATGCGCTGATGAATTAGAGACAACGAGAACGGAGGTTATTGTAAAAGGGATAAAAATGGTGAAGTCTGAAATAGATTCAAAAAAATAGGGTAACCGCTTCTCCGTGGAAAGATGCAGCGATTACCCACACGACAGATTTCTCTATCGATTAAATTATAAACCGGATAGGGCTTTCTGTCAATGCGAAAAGACAGGAAGTCTTTTTATATTCCATTATTGGTGACAATCGGGGGATAGTCCACGCGAGATGAAAGCGGGAAAGTCCTTGCCCGCCCTCCCCCGGTTCCACATACAAGGACATATACTGAAAGGACGGTATAAAAAATGGCAAAAGCAACAGAAACGAAAGAAATCATCATCCCGGCAATCGACATTCAGAGGCTTACATTGAAAATCGTGGGCGATTCCCCGCTTATCATGCATAAGTGGAACTCAGAGACAAAAAGACAAATGCTCGATAAGCAGATGAAGAAAGCTAAAACTAAGGGCCACGATATACGAAATCCGGTTGCGGATTTTATCGGAAGTATTTATTGGCTTGACCATGAACCGGAGGAAAAGACAGAGGAGGGATTCGCGAGGGCTATTGAGAGTGGCGCGACCTTTGGCTTTCCGTCAATCGCATTCAAGGCGTCGGCGGTGTCGGCTGGGTATCGAAGCAATGTAATTCCGAATAAGGTTAGCGCAAATGCAGCGTTTCACATTGACAGTGAGTTTGTAGAAATCAACGGTATTCCCGAAATGCGCGAGGATATGGTACGCGTTGGCATGGGAACGGCAGATTTGCGGTATCGCGGCGAATTTAAGGAGTGGAGCGCGGAAATTACCATCAAATACAATGCGTCCGTTATCAGCGCGGAACAAGTTGTAAATCTGTTCAATTTGGGCGGCTTTGCTTGCGGCGTTGGTGAATGGAGGGTTGAAAAAGGCGGCTCCAATGGAATGTATCATGTAGAATAATCGCGGCAGGCGAGACGGGGCATAGTGCGGTGATGTTAGGCTAGATAGGGCGCGGCAGGTATGGCGGGGCAGGGCGTGGATCGGTACGGTTCGGTTTGGCAGGCGGGGCATGGTTTATTATGGATCGGTGAGGCTCGGTGAGACTTGGCCCGGTCGGGCAGGCGTGGTGGGCTAAGGTGTGGATTCGTGAGGCGAGGTAAGGTTTGGCATGGCAGGCACGTTCCGGTTAGGCGGGTTAAGGTCGGTCGGGTTCAGTTTTGGATAGGTAAGGCAGGCGAGGTATGGTATTGTTTGGCGAGGTACGGTGAGGTATGGCGGGTTAAGGCAGGCAAGGCACGGTGTGTTCAGGTGATTCAAGGTCTGGTGGGTTCAGGTCAGGCAGGTGTGGAAGGGTGTGGTCTGTTTCGGTACGGCTTGCTTAGGCAAGGCTGGGCGTGGCAGGCGGGCTATGGCAAGATCAGTTATGGTGGGGCAACGTGCGGTTTGTTCTGGTACGGCAGGCTAATAGAAAGGAGCCAAAATATGGTTTATCAATGGAAAACACCTGGATTTTACAAGGTTGACGCACAAACGGCAGGCGCGGAATTGGAGCGCATATCCGCGCAAGGCTCATTAACGCCGCAAAATGTTGTTGACGAAAGCCGTTCCGAAACCGCAGTTTTGCATAACTGTTTTGACTGGAACGACGCAACGGCAGCTGAATCCTACCGGCAAGTGCAGGCGCGAGAGATCGTCCGCAATATTATCACCGTCAACATTGACGGAGAACCGTTGAAAGGGCCTGTCAGGGCATTTGTAAGCATTCAAGGCAACTATGAGCCTATGGGCGTTGTTATCAAAACAAAAGACTATCAAGAAGAAATGCTATCTAAGGCGCTGCGGGAATTGCGCTCATTCCAAAACAAATATGCTGGACTGTCGGAGCTGTCGGAAGTCTTTGCAAGCATCAGCGCCTTTGAAAACGCATTAGAGCAGAAAACAGCATAAGAAACGGATGGAATTGCCCTGCCAATAGGTGGGGCTTTTCCTATGCGCGAAACGAGGTGACCATAATATTGCTACCTGATTATGGGTTTTATATAGATATATTTTTCGGTGAAAGCATTCCAGAAGAAAATTTTCCGCGTCTTGCCGTTCGAGCAGACAGGGAAATCCAATATTTTGAGCGCATATGGGAAGTTACCGGAACGGAAGAACAGAGGCACAAGGCAGTATGCGCCGTTGCGGAGGATATATTTGCTATTGAAACCGCGACAAGCCAGATCATATCCGCAAACGAGAGCGGATCAGGCGGAGTTACCAGCATTTCTATTGGCAGTATCGGCACTTCATATAAAGCACCAGATGTGAACGCCTTGCAGCTTGACTTGTCAGAAAAGGGGCAGAAAACCCGGTTTGAAAATTCCGTCAAATTGTTTATGTGCATTTACAAGGGGGTATCGCGGTGTCGATAATTATTAAACCGCGAAAACTTCCTGATAGGCCAAATTATGCCGCAGCTTGCCAACAAACGCTAACGATTTACAATGTCTACAAAATCGGCACAGCCACCCATTACCACAAGACCATCATAAATAATGCCGCATTCATGGACTTCAAGCGCCAATGGCAAGAAGCCACCACAGGCACCACGGCGAATAATCCCGCGCTAATCGTTATCCCGCAGGGCGCAGACGGCAAGATCTTTGTGGATTCGATTGCGTTTGACGATCTGGAAAGCAGGGACGGTTATTTCACCTTGCGAGACAATGACAAGGTATATTACGGAGTCGGCCCGGACATAACCACGTCAACCGAGTGGAGCAACTTCATTCCGACAAAGGTTCACGGCGTTGTGACGGTCAAGTCAGTGGATATCAAGAAGAATCTGGCGGGGGATGTGGTGCATATTGAGGCGGGGGGATAAATTATGAAGATCATATTTCTTGATGTGGACGGTGTTTTGAATTCGTCCAATTTCTTCATTGAAACCAAAGAAGCGAAAAAGGGATTATCTCAAATTGAGAGGAATATTGATGTCCGTACCTTGCCGCACTTGAAACAAATAATCGAAGAAACTGGCGCAAAGGTTGTTATATCTTCCACTTGGAGAGGCGGGCATCCTGACTTTCCCTTATATGTGGATTTAATCAATATCCTTAAAGATAATGGCGCAGATGTAATTGGCATAACGCCGCCCAAATCTGAATCAGGACACGAAAGAGGCAACGAGATTCGGGATTGGCTATCAGCACATGATGATGTGGAAGCCTTTGTGATTCTTGATGATGATTGCGATATGTGCGAATTTACCGATACTCACCTTGTCAGAACAGCATGGTTTGATGGATATGGGTTATCTGAAAAACACGCAAAGAAAGCAATTAAAATCTTAAATGAAGCGTCTGCTTTAGGGTAGGCGTTTTCTTTATGTCGAAAGGTGGCGAAGCTAATCAAAGACTATCGTTGTGAATGCGGGAGATTGCTGGGCCTGTATGATGAAGATGCAGAATGTCACGGTGTTTATTGTCAATGCCACAGATGTAAGAAGCAAGTTGAAATTAAAATAGAGCCACAGGAGGGCCGAAAAGATGAAAATAATATTCAGCGCGACAATTGAAAGCGAAACTACAATTGATACCTTTAACAAAGCATATAAGGCACTCGCAGACCTTATCGAAATCGTAGGTGAAAACAAATTAGAATCATTTAACATTCCAGGTATTTCTAATCTTGGCGATCCACTTCAAGGCTCTGAACTCGTTATACGGAAAGCGCTTGAAGGAGTTGGGGGCGATGGATGCACGGTATTAATTGAGAATCTTAAAATCGAATAACCAGAGCCACATTAAGGCCGTTTACTCCATCCGGGGTGAGCGGCCTTTTTTATTTTGTCTGGAGGTGACACATGGCCTTTTCCGTGAAAGTCAAATTGGATTTGCCAAAGGCTGATCAAGTTATCAAAAATGTGGGGCTGGATGAAAGTGGGGCGGTTCAGCGAGAATACACAAAAATTGTTCTACAGCGCATTCAGAAGTATATGCCGCTCAATACCGGTGCATTTATCAAAACCACCATAGCCAATACCGACATTGACAAGCCAGAGATTGTGAGTGTGGGGCCTCATGCGGCGTACCTATATCACGGCAAGGTTATGGTTGATTCTGTAACTGGGAAAGGCCCTCCGGTCATTCCGGATGTAGGCCCGCGATTTCGGAAAGGTTCTACATTACGGGCAACCGACAGAGACTTGGAATTCGACACAACCAAAAACCCACAGGCTGGCCCGTATTGGGACAGGGCGCTTGTGGCGAATGAGGGTGATATTCTTGTTTCGGAATTACAACGCTACATTGATTATCTGGCAGGGAGGGCTAAATGAGTGATTTAGAAAGAATCAGAGAGTGGATAAAATCATTTCCCGGTATGCCGGAAGATATGGCGATTGATTACACCCACAACAATCCCATAAATGCCGGGTTGTTCCCGCAAGGCAGACAGGAGATAAGCCGCAGAAAAGCAAATATTGCCAGCGAGGATGTAATTGTCACCAATCAGTACAATTTGAGCCTGATGCCGATATTCGTTAAATCTCCCGGTGATGATGAACAAGCCACTCAAAACGCCGAATGGGTAATGGATTTTCAGCAATGGGTACAAGACCAATCAATTATGGGCGAGGCCCCAACCTTTGGAAATTATGATACTGATAGTGAAATCATTCGCGCCCAAAACGGTATGTTCTACAATGACCGCGATAGCGGCGTAAGTGCTTATACTGCGGTCTTGACGATTCAGTTTAAAAAATACTACAAAATAGGAGGTTAATTTAGTGATAGAAATGGTAAAGCGCTCTCAAATGGCGCACTTCTTGAACACAACCCCGGGGAACGGCACAAAAACGTGGAGCCGGTTCGCGGTGGGGCATGAATCCTTTTCGACCAGTTATAATGCGGAAACAGAAACCACGCAATACATTCATGAGGATTCAGGCACTACATACCTCAAAAATTATGCACCCACCGTCGATACCACACAGATTGCACACAAGGGCGATCCCATATTTGATTTTGTTGATGATTTGTCTTTCAAGCTTGCGGTTGGTTCTGATTCTGTAACGGAGTATTTGGAAGTCAGGACATACAACGCCACCAGCATGACAGCAATCCCGGCGCGTCTCTTTAAAGTCTCCATTGCTATATCCAGTGAGGGCGACGCGGCCACCGACCCGCTGCAAAGGGAATACACCCTCAATTTCCAAGGTGATCCCGTGTTCGGCACATTTAACATTGACACAATGACATTCACACAAACGGCGTAAGGAGGCACTATGGCGTACAGAGAAATTAGCCTTGATTCCGGTGATATTCACCTGACAATCAAGGAAACGAGCGAGAATCTTGACTTCAACCCGCATGATATGAACTTTATCCAGCGGTTCAGTGATCTCTTAATTGAAGTCGAGCAGGAAGAAAAAACATTTAACGCAAAGCACGATATTATCAAGAAAATGCCGAATAAATCCAAATCGGAAAAACAGTCCCGCACGCAGGCGGAAATAAGCCTCATGAATCGCTTTTGTGATTTCTGCGAGGAAAAAATCAATAGCGTTTTTGGCGAGGACGCTTGTGTAAAGATTTTTGGCGGGCAAAGGGTATGGTTGAAATATCCTCTTTTCCTGCAACGCATTGCGCCGCTGATCGAAGAATCCCGCGACGAATTAATGGCTGAATACGAGAAGATGTAGGATGAACCTGTTAATCAGTGATCCGCCGCAAGAATTGACGGTTGACGGAATTGTCTACCCGATAAATGCGCACTACCGGAATTGCCTTGTGATCTTACGGGCCTTTGAGGATTCACGGCTGACGGATTACGAAAAGCGGCAGGTAATGTTAAATCGGTTGTTCGGCAAAGATAATGTACCGCCCAATAAGGAAAAGGCAGCGGAGGCAGCCACCGACTTTCTGAATTGTGGCGAAGAACTAAAGGAAAGCAAATCGGGCCGTCTATACTCATTTTCGCATGACGCAAAATACATACGTTCCGCCATAGAGAAATCCCACCGAATCAATCTTGAGGAAGTGGGGTTTCTTCATTGGTGGAAATTTATTTACCTGTTCTTTGACCTTGACGATAATTGCTTTTTCAATCAGCTTGTTTCCTTACGGCAGCGCCGAAAACATCCAAAATCATTAACCAAAGAGGAAAAGCGGTATATCGAAGAAAACTCCGATATTATCAATCTGCCGGAGCCAGAGCAAGGGGAAATTCAGTCCGATCCGGTTATGGAAGAATTTGAGGCCAGATACAAGGCAACTATGGAGCGCATGAATGGAGGTGGCTAATTGGCTGACGGACGTGTCGTTATATCTACCGAACTAGATAATGAGCAACTTGAAAAAGACGTAAGAAATACCCCTAAAGCATTTTCCGTTTTGAAATCTGCATTAAAAGATGTCGCGGCAGCGTCAGATACCGCCTTTGGCTCCAAGCAAGAAAGACAGATTGATACAATAACCCAACGTCTTGCTCGACAAAATGAAGCCATACAAAGAGCGGCCCGTGATGTAGAAAATTTACGGCGGCAGTACGAAGCGGTTGCGGGCATGGAAACTACTCCTGCATCCCTCCGCAGAATGGAAACCGAACTTTCCAGAGTACAAAGGGAAATCCAAAAAACCGAAAGAGAATATGAAAGGCTTGAGGAATCCCTGCGAAGGGTGCAGGATGCGGCAGAATTTGAGAGAATGGCTACCGGCGTTATTTCTCCCGAAAATGCCGTTGAAATAGAGCGTCTTACCGGGGAATTGGAAACGGCGGGACAAAGATTGCAAGATATGGACACGCGAGCAGAAGACTTGCAAGCATCCATTGATAGGATCAGGTTAAGCCCGGAAGGATCGCGAGAAGCCCAAATACTTGCAGACAGGCTCCAAAACGCGGAAGATCGGGCAGCCAGGCTTGCCAATGAAGCGGCGGCAACATCCGCGCGTCTAGAAGAATTGCGAACAGGGCCGGAGCAAGGCACTTCTGCAATGGAAGCATTTTCTCAATCTGTAAATAGGGTTAATTCCGGAATTTTATCTTTTGCCAAAAAAAGTATAGCCGCATTTGGAAAATTAATTGGACATATAAAGCGTATCAATATAGGTCTAAAGGGTACTTCAAAACAAACGCACGGCGCAACCGGAATGATTGAAAAATTCAGAAAAAGAATTATTTCACTCGCCATTGCAGCTTTTATATTCAATAGAATCCGTAGAGCATTAAGAGAACTATCTACTTATCTCGGTAGTGCCTTAAAAACCAACGAGCAATATGTAGCGTCTTTGGCGTCCATCAAGGGTAATCTATTAACCGCATTCCAACCGATTTATGAAATAATCATGCCCGCCCTTAACACCTTCATGGCGGGGCTGGCGCGGGTTACGGGGTACTTAGCGGCGTTCATAAGCTTCATAACGGGCAAGTCATTAAAGGCCAGTCAGGACGCGGCAGAGAGCCTATACGATCAAGTTGACGCAATGGATGCGCTCGGCAACTCCGCAAAAAAAGCAGCCGGCCGATTAGCTTCATTCGATACGATCAATCAGCTTGCGTCCGCTACTGCCGAGGATAGCAAGATTGTCCCGGATTTTGAATATGATCTATCCGCGATGGAGGATTTTTTCAGTCAGTTTGATAAAATCGCTGATGCTTTTTATGCGGTCGGGGAAAGAATCGCAAATGCAGTAAACAATTTTCTTGGAGATATCGATTGGAATAGCATTCAAAATAAAGCCCGCACGGCAGCGGAATCCATCGCGTCATTTCTTAATGGAATCGTGGATAATGTAGATTGGGTTCTTATCGGTTACAGTTTGGGGCAGGGCGCTAATACGGCCCTTACTTTCCTTGAGACATTCATTGATACATTCCATTGGCACACGCTGGGCCTCGGTTTAGCTGCCGGTCTGAATTCTATGGTCAGTACAATTGATTGGCTTATGCTGGGCCGCGTGGTTTATAAGGGTATTAATTCCGTATTCGACACTATTTATACTTTTATGACTACCACCGATTGGGACAAAATCGGACGCTCGATCACATCCAGTTTGAATACTGCCATAGCAGGAATAAATTGGGATTTATTGGGACGCACCTTCGCGTCAAAATGGCGGGCACTTGTCGATGTTCTTTATGCTTTCGTTACTACTTTCGACTGGCCCGCATTTGGCCGTGCTATCTCAACATCTGTGAATGCATGGTTTGATGAAATCGACTGGGCAAAAGCTGGGCTTACGATCTCTACCGGGATTTTAGGTCTGCTGGATACCTTATTATCTTTTATTGAAACCGTAGATTGGTACAAAATAGGCAAATCAATTGGTGATTTCTTTGCAAATATTGATTGGAAAACAATTTTGAGCAGAGTTGGTCAGGTAATAGGCTCCGTGTTGAGTGGAATATTTGCTTCCATATGGGCAATGTTGGGCGCAGAAGCAAAAGATGTTGAAAAGGCGTTTAGGTCACTAATGGAATGGTTCCAAAAAAACGCCGGTGTAATTGGCGAAGTAATTGCTATCGTATTACAGCTTATAGCCGCATTTACCATTACAACATCGGTTGCAAAAATTGTGGCCGCTGCTATAGCGGCGCTTTCGTCTCCTGTAGGGCTGGCGGCCGCAGCAATCGCAGCATTAATTGCAGTTATTACCTTGCTTATAAAAAATTGGGAAACGCTAAAGGAGGTAGGCGCAAAAGTTTGGTCGGCATTAAAAAATACCATAATTGGAGATGCAGTTGAAATAGGAAAAGGTGTAATAACTGCATTTCAAGGAATTATCACTTTTATTTCCGGAGCATTTACAGGAAATTGGAAAAAGGCTTGGGATGGGATAGGTAAAATTGTTACCGGCGTATTCAACACCATTGCATCCACCTTTAGGGCATTTTGCAACATATTCATTGATCTTTATAATGGGCTTGGAACGGCATTGGCTGCTGGAATTAATGCAATTACATCATCACTAAATAAAATTCAAATTACAGTACCGGAATGGGTTCCTGGATTTGGAGGCAAGAAATTCGGTTTTAATATTCCGAAGATCACATATACCAATATCCCTCGCCTTGCTACAGGTGCAGTTATCCCGCCCAATCAGGAATTTGCGGCCATACTTGGCGATCAAAAACATGGACGCAACTTGGAATTACCCGAAAGCCTATTAGAAACTATGCTTGATGAGCGCTTTGGAAGACTTGAGGAATTGCTTGAAAGATTTGTAGATGGCGCGGGAGGTGGCTTAAGCATCACAGCAGACCCCAGCATGGCTGCGCTTATTCGAATTCTATTCCCATATCTGGAAGAAGAAATAGGCCGCAGGGGCGGCAGAATGTCGGGAAGGGGCGCGTTCGCAAATGGCTGATACATACGCATTCAAAATAGACGGACGCGCCTTTCCTGATATGCCGGTGATTTCGCTTGATATTTCTTACGAGATATTGGATGGCGAAGGAAGCGGGCGCATGGAGGGCGAGGGATGGCCCATGTTCCGTGATCCGCAAGGTTGCATAATCAATGCGGATATTGTATGTGGTCTCCCTCTCAACCATTATCAGAATCGGGATTTTGTTGACCTAATAGAGATTCTAAAAGATTTCGGCAGTACGGACTTCCGGGCCGTGACACTTGCCACTCCCAGCGGAATTATCACGCAGGATATGTATAGTGCCACGTTTAAAATCAGCGGAAGGAAGGTATATAGGGATGGTGTAATGTACTGGGGAACGCTTCCTGTTCAATTTAGAGCGAGGGAAGGATTTAAGGAATAATGAAAAAGTCTATATATTTATTTTACTATTGTCTCTTTTTCTTTCTTATCCCGCAGCTTTTCCATTTCAGTTTCGAGGTCATGCTCTCTTCCAAATTTCAAAGCTAAATCTAATCCCAATACAATAGTGTATATTCCCCAAAAAATCAATATGATAGTATCTGGATTTTGCATAACCCAATCCCCTATCTTTTCCGTCAAGTACTTAATGCCCTCATGAAAATATTTCGGATAAATATAAAATGCCGTCCAGATTGTCCAGATAATCCATAGAATTATCCTGATGATTGTGGGATGCTCGATTGATGATGAATTAATACGTTTCATGGCGGCACCTCATTATGGAATATCCATCTGGAACATTACCTTATTTGCATTTAACCAATCATCTTTAATTTGAACCTCGATTATTTTTGCGTCTTGCGGAGCTTCAACCGCAATCCATCCTATTAATTTCTTTCCAGGTGGGATTGTTCCATCAAGTGTGCCATCCCCGAAAACAACGTTGGCGGTTAATGAATATGAGGACAAAATGTCATCTATAAAAATATCAAACAAGAGCAATGTGCTAACTGTAATATCTTCTTTCGATATGTTTTCTATTTGAAACTGAACGCCAACAAATTTTTTGCCTATATCTGGCTTAAAAAAATCATCGCCTTTTGATGTCTTAATGTTTAATGCAGATATATGCATTCCGGTCAACTGAACACTTTCGCGCAACCCATATGTAGATTTTTCTGTTTGAATTACTTGAGCAACAGGCTCAATTTGTTCAGTCTGGCCTACACTGCATGTGATAATAAGAATTACAAGAAAAAAAAGACACGCAATCGCAATACTTAGCAAGCATCCAATTCTTTTTCTTTTTGGTTTATTTCGCTGGATGGCATCCGTCGGGACAGAATTATCCATTCTTGCACCGCATCCCGAACAAAAAGTTGCATCATCTTCTATCTGCTTACCGCATTTCGGACATAACATAAAATCCCCTCCTTGCCCCATCTTACCATAATTCACCAAAACATTAAAGAAAAATTTTCAGAAAGGAGGGGCCACCCATAAGAATTCAAATCGGTTATGGTCAAATAGACCCCTCTGCAAAGCCTGACAGCATCCCGAGAAGCACAGACATTCAGACGTGGGTTGATCTTGACGATCTGAAAATAGATGGCCTTGTAGTCAAGAATATCCAGACATGCGAACATAATCAAGCTATCCTTGACGGAACGCAGGAGCACTTGCCGGACAAACCTGAACTGTATACCTGGGGCTTGTGGTCATTGTCTATGAGCGACGAAAACGGCCTGTTTGACGCGCCGCCTACGTTGGATATCGGATTTACCTTCAATCATAAATCGCCCGGATTGACCTTGCTTTTTTATCCGCATTCAGAGGATTGGGCGAGCGAAGTCCGGGTGGCCTGGTATAGTGTGCCTCCTGAATACGAATACCGGAGAGATAGAAACAGCGGTTTTATTCAAGTTGAAGTATATTCTGGTGTCATTATAAAATCTGGAACCTATACGATTTCATCAACTGTCGGACAGATTGTCGAAAATATAGTAAACTTCCGGCATATCAAAATTGAGTTTTTGTCCACGAATATCCGGCACAGGTTTGTAAAAATGTCCGGGATTAACTACGGGCAAGGCCGGTCATTCCAAGATAGCGATATTGACACTGCATCCATATTGGAGGAAATCGACCCGACAAGCAATGAGATCACCATAAACACATTGAATTTTAGGATCAAGACCCACAATCCTGAGTTTTCCCTTGTGTCCGGCGTCGGTGACGATATGCTAATGAGCAACCAGCAAATGACCATCATAGGCGATCAAAAGGAATTCGGCACATTCTTTCTACAATTCCCGTGGAAAGACGTTCATGGTAACGGTACGGTTATTGACTTTCAGGCCGTGGACGCAATTGGCGTGATGGATAAATACGACTTTTGGGGTGATGTGTATGTAGATGTGCCTATAGAAACGTTGATAGGACAGCTATTTGCTATTTGCTTTCCGACACAGCTAATTCGATATGTGATTGATCCGGTTTTTGCCGGGTTGCGTGTGTCCGGTTGGATTCCAAAATGCAAATGCCGCCAAGCTCTACAATATATTTGTTTCGTTATCGGCGCGGTTGCGGATGATTCCCGCCGTGATTATGTGTGGATTTATAAACCGGATACCGAAATAAGCGGAGTGGTTGACAAACGGTATATGGGGCCGACAATAGAGCCGACCACGTATTATAGCGGCGTGGATGTGATTTCCTATGAATATGCGCTAAGTGACGAAACGATGGAAGCGTTCAAAGGCGTTCTGCCTGCTGGACAGAAACCCATAAGATTCAACGAACCTATTAATAATATCCAAATATCATCCGGCGCGACAATCCTTTCAAAATCAGCCAACCACGCAATCATAAATGTTACTGTTCCGGGTGAAATAACAATAACCGGAAATAGATACATTGTCAATCAGACCGTATTTTCGGAACGCGCGGAGGTACCGGCGGGTGAGGTTGAAAATATTAAGACATACGATAATTGTACGCTCATGTCCCCGGCATATGCGCCGAAACGCGCCGGATCTTTATTTGCGTATTTGAAGCAACGCACACAATGGACGGGGGATATTCGGCTAGAAGATCGAGAAGTTGGCTATAAATACGAAATCCCGACAGCAAGCAGAACATATAGCGGTCAAGTTTATCAAGGACTTCCGATTCAGGGGACAGCGGAGCAGCTTGACATTAATATGCGTGGCAATAGGGCGAGAATGAAGGTGATAGGCGATGTGGTGGACAGATCCAGTATTTGATCGAACTCAGGAAAATGTTGATTACGCAAAGGCCAACTATACGCTAGATTTACCTGAACAATTTAAGGCCGCGCAAAATCATACCGACTGGAACCGATTTTCGATAAATCTATATTATCTGGCAATGATCCTGAGAAATCGCGGTTATCAAATTTCATTGCGAGGCAAGCCCAACAGAACGTTGCGGGATAAGCCAACGCGCTCCGAAATCAATCAATATCGCCTTGATCTTCAACAGGTACGCAGGGCGCTATTCGCTCTTGATGGCATGACCTGGAGGGAATGGGACGCTAAAGAATTGACGTGGCAACAGATCGATGCGCGGTCGCTGGAGGCGGAAGAATACTTTTCAAACAATCCCATACCGGAGTTGCCGTATAATCATTTTGAGAAAATTAATGATATTGAACGCATATCGGATATTCTGCATGAAATCATTCAGATTTACGGCAATTTATTCAGGGTATCCGGTACTTTTACATCGGGACAACTATCATACTTGCCCCGATTCATAGAGCCTCATGTTTGCGATATGATTTGGCTTGAATGGGACTTAATGGATCGCACATGGCCACAGATTGACGCAGAAGGCCGAACCGCCGAGATGTATTTCAACAAGTGCTTTGATCCTGAATTGTATATGACATGGGCCGATTGGGATATCTTAGACCGCACATGGCAACAGATTGATGACGAGGGCCGGACTGCTGAACAATATTTTTGGAGGCGGATATAAGTGGCGACATTTACCCCACGCACAATAGTTAACCCTGAATATCAGCATCCATATCGGTATGAACTTAAGGATATAGATACTGAAACCGTGATCGCAACATATGATATTGTTCCGGCATGGGGTGACATATACCAACAAGGAACAGATATAAACGCCGCCTATTTACAGCCTATAGAGGACTTCCTAAAGCTTGTAGGGGATGATTTGAACAGGCTTGGCCTTGAAATCATCGCAGCAAATAACAATCTGAATGCGGCTGTCAATACGGCAAATGCCAAATTGTCCACCACTGAATCGGGCCTAAACACAAAAATCACGGCATCCAATACAAGGCTTGATTCCATAGATACGAAAATCACAACACTTGCACCCCTTTCCGGCCCATCGCTTACAAATCCCACCGCAAATACCGTAGCGATAACCACAAATAGTACGAATCTAGCAACGACAGCCGCGGTAAAGACTTATCTTGATAGCCTTATGACCGCATTTAAGGGGTGATTATTTGCTTTGGATTACGAGACAATTTCTTGATGGATACGCTCAACATCCTCTACGATTCGCGTTTAAGGATATATCAACAGGTGATATTCTTTATATTTATGATCTGGAATTTAAGCCGGAAAACTATACGCAAGGCACATTCACGAATCGCGGGTATTTCCAACCTATCGAAAATTATTTAGGGCAATACAGCACAGATGAATATTATCAAAAAGTCTCTGATTTGAATGCGCTGATATCCTCAAAATTTGCGACAATCGACAATGACACATCTTCAATGGAAACTAGGATAGACACCAGCATTGCAACACTCAATAGCCGGATATTATCAATAGAGAACAGATTGCCGTTATATGCGTCTTTGTTCGGCGCACATTTCATAAACCCACGCGCAAATAGTCCTGCCGCTGCCGATAATAGCGCACGAATCGCAACAACTGAAAATGTACGGAATTTTGTCGCACAATATCCATTTCCTCCGAAGAATGTAAAAAATCTATCCGCCACTCCTGATGGCCTATTCATCACAATAAAATGGAATGACCCGGTTGATTTTATTTATGATGATATGACGTTGTCGGAATGGGCTGGAACTAAAATTGTCTACCGATCAGATCGATATCCGATCTCTGAAACAGATGGAGCTATAGCGGTTGATAATACTTGGCGGGATTACTACTCCACTTATGGTTTTGAGATCACTACCGCGGCCCCTGGGTTAACATATTATTTTCAAGCGTTTCCATATTCAAGTAAAGGCGCTTTTAATCGGAACGTTGCGAATAGGGCAAGCATAAGAATATCCGGTGTGTTTGTTGGAACACCTTTGAGTTTGGGTCGATCCTCACTTGCTGCTGCAACTGATGGCAATGGAAATGTGCTATTTGGAGGAGGATATACTGGAGGCAACTTATCTGCATATAGGGTAGATAAATTTGATAGTTCTGGAAATTTAACAATGCTAAACTTATCAATAGCTCGTCAATTATTGGCTGCTTCAACAGATGCAAATGGAAGCGTATTGTTTGCAGGTGGTAGAACATCCAGCCCTGCGGCAGTATATTCTACTATTGACCGTTTTGATATTAATGGAAATAGATCAACTCTCGATTTATCAATCGCTCGAAATTCCCTTGCATCTACCGCAGATGGTAATAAAAATGTGTTATTTGGAGGTGGTATATCTACGGCAGCTGGGGATGCGTATTCAAGTAGATTAGATAAATTTGATGTGAATGGGAATCGCACCATCTTGGCCTTATCGCAGCCTAAAAATTCATTGGCTGCCTCTACTGACGGAAATGGAAACGCATTATTTGGCGGAGGTAGGACACTTACATCATTTGAGTATTCAGATGTTGTAGACAAATTTGATATAAATGGAAATTTATCGTATTTGTCTCTAAGTGTTGCACGAAGCAATCTATCTGCTACTACCGATGGAAGCGGAAGTGTGTTATTTGGGGGAGGCTTGAATAGGGATTTAGGAACTTTAACAACTGTAGATAAATTTGATCTTAATGGAAATAGAATTGTGTATAATTTAAGCACTCCAAGAGACAGTGGAACCGCAACAGTAGTAAAAGATGGCAGTGTGTTATTTGCTGGAGGTTCAGATAATTCATCTATAATTGATAGATTTGATAACTACGGAAACAGATCAACTTATCAGCTAACTGCGGGTAGAAGTTATTTGGCAGCTGCGACAAATAATGAGGGCAATGCTTTATTTGGAGGTGGATTAATTGTTGGAACATATGAGAATTTATATTCTGACGCAGTAGACATTTTTATATTATAAGGAGAAAATCATGAAAAAATTTTTAATTTGGAACAAACAAACACCATTGATCTACAATAATGGCGTAAAAAAAACACCAGAGGAGGTTTTTGAAGATTACCCCAAAACGAAATATGGCACTGTTATCATTGAATACACAGACGACAATGTGAATATGAACGGTTTTTGGACACCATCCGAATTAAAAGCCGTTTATAAATTGGATTCCGATTTAACAGACAAGCAAACTATCACAGCGGCGGAAGATGCCGTTAACAACCCTCCGCCTCCCAGCGATGACATAACCCCCGTCACCCAATCCCAAGTCCAACTCCTGGGCCAGCTCCTCAATGAACTAAATCTCAATATTTTAGAAATGGGGAATACATGATGTTTGAAAATCTAAAAACGCAGTACGGGGCAAAATTCATAACCAAAGAACAGCTCCAGCGCTATGTCGCACTTGGCAAGATCACACAAGCCGAGTGCGATTTAATTTTGAAGGAGGCTGAGGATGCCTAGTACGAATAAAACTCCGCTTGGATTAAATCAATGGCTCCTAAGCGATAAACCTGCAATGGATGATTTTAATGCGGATAATTTGATTGCGGAGCGTGAGATCGGGCGGATTGATGGGGAATTGGAAAATATGGCGACTAAAGATGGAACCTTACAAGTTGGATTAAATGCAGAAAGATTAAACGGTAAATATTCCGAAGAATTTACAAAGGGAACCATACTTGATCCAATTCCAATTTCAGACTATTCCGATTTAAATAATTTTATTTACGTCGGAGAACATTATAATGGTTTCAATGAACAAATAAGAAATAAGCCGGACAGTAGCACTTTTTTTATTCTTACAGTAAAAAAATTTGCATCATATAATGATGGAGTTATGCAATTTTATACGAGCGGAACGACCGCTATACAATATAGACGTTCATATTATAACGGTCAATGGCGAACGGATTGGATCGAATAAATACATAAGATTTATTCGCCAAAAATGAATTAATAAAAACAGTTACAATCAAGAAAGGAATCATCCTATGCCACAAAAACTAATCCAACCCGTCAATAACATGCAGGAGGTGCAACAATGATAGGATCTAACCTTGCGACAAAGCAAATTCCAGCGCATGCCAACAATTACAAAAAAACACGAAGCGGCACAAAGCTTACGGATTTTATTATACATCATATGGCTGCAAATTCAACGGTTGAGGCATGCGGTACTCTTTGGAAAAATCCGGCAAGAGGCTGTTCATCTACATACGGCGTTCAGGGCAAGTCGATCGGGCAATATGTCAGTGAAGATGATGAACCCTATACCAGCAGCAACCGTACAGCAGACAGGAAGGCTATCACAATCGAAATCGCGAACGCTCCTGAAGTCACTGGGAAAACCTACGCGGAAACAGTCAAGAAAGGTGACGCGCTTGGCTGGCCCGTTACCGATGAATCCTTGGAAACCACTATCAATCTTATGGCTGACTGCATGAAACGAAATAATTACGCACCTCTTGTCGTGGGCGAGAATCTCAAATGGCACAACATGCTTTCCGCAACCGCATGCCCCGGCCCGTATCTAATGTCCAAGATGCAATATATTGCGGACGAGTGCAATAAAAGAGCATTTCCGGCACCCGAAGCAAATACATCCATCCTTTATGGCGTAGTCAAGCAGGTTATCGCGCTTTCGGATAGAGAAAAGGCAAATGCATACGCCGACAAGCTTAACGCGCAGGGCGAAGCTGATGCATACTACAAAGTAATTGAAATTAAATAGGAGGATTTTATGAACATTCAAGACTTTATCCGCCCCGAACTTCTCGTACTTATCCCTGTCTGCTGGGGAATCGGCCTCATGCTCAAAAGTACCCCGATAAATAATCAATGGATTCCCGCCATTTTGGGCCTGTGCAGCGTTTTTCTGGCAAGCCTGTATGTTTTCTCGACCGCGACTGAAACGCCGTCTGCGGGCCTCTGGATAGGCGTGACGCAGGGTATTGTATGTTGGCTGGTAGCCTGGCAGAGCTATGATAAGATTATTAAGCCGAATGGCGAGGAATAGTGGACAATTCCCTATATTTTTGGTAGAATGAGGTGAATAAATGGAACCGGCAATTCCCATTGTAGTTATAAGCTGCATTGTTTGCGTGGCGACCTTTCTCCTTGGGCGGCAATCAGTTGCAAAAAAAGACGGCCAGGAATGGGGCGCATTTACCGCTGAGTTAAAAACAGATATTAGTTATATAAAACGTGACGTAAGCGAAATAAAGGTATCTGTCGCGGATAGCAGGAACGACACCATGGCGGCAATTTCCAGGGAGGGAGATAACCGTAGAGATTCTGTCCGTAGACTGCATGAAAAGATTGACGATCATCTTGTAAAATATCATAATGTTCCAGCGCCAATAAAATATACGGAGGATTAACATGGACGATTTGGAGAACAAAATATCTGAAACTGAAAAAGATGTGCAACATTTTGAAGTTATGGTATCAGGTGCGGAACGATTGATAAAGCCATGGAAACTGGCACTCATTCTAACTAACCTTTTTTGGGCCATTGTCATGGCTGCATTTATTTTGTTGGCTTATCTCACGCCGACTGAAATTGATGTACAGCAAAATCAAGGTGCAGTTGAACAACAACAGGAGCAAGTTGTTAAGGGGGCTAGTTGATGGCTCAATCGCAATCTTTAAAAATTAAAACCGGAGCAAGGAGGCCCAAAAGGCCCAAAAAGCCCAAAAAACCAAAGTAAGGCGGTGATCGCCTGAATACTCAACACAAAGTTATCCGGGAAATGCTTTGCAAGATGGTGAAACCTACAGCACATGATATACTTTCTTCGTATCTTCCAGCGCGGGAATATACGGCAATCTATTATGCCGATGTTGAGCAGGAGGACTTAAATTATATAGCTGACATGCGGCTTAATTGTTCAGAATCAGCAGTCAAAAAATATCGTAGGCAAGGCTACGAGAAATTGGCTGCTATTTATTTTTCTAAAAAAGAATAATGTATACTTTAAAGACGCTTCGCGTGGACTTCTCTTGTCCAATGCGAAGCGTCTTTTTTGTTATGCTTAAAGCATGGAACAGTTAATTGAACGTCTTATTGAGATAGGCTATCCGCCCAACAAAGCGGAGGAGTTATTTGAATTTTATAATCGCGCTGGCGACCTTGATGGTTTGGAGAGTTATGTAATTGTAAGAGAATCGCTGGCAGAGTGTTTGTAAATGTTTGCTCACGGTTTACCGTTTGCGATATATGGCTGTAAGCGCGGATATATACGCCGTATTCGCGCTTACATGTCAAACTTATTAAAGAAAGGCGTGATTTAATATGGATGAAAAATCGAATGAAAACTTTGGTAATATTTGTACTATTTTGGGCGGTGCATTGTTGGGCATGGCGATAGTTGACCAAGCCACAAAAACCGTCATGCCCGAAATGCAAAAACTTACATCGGGAGAAACATTTCAAGATTTAAAAATGTTACCCGCAAGCAAAGAAAATGACGACGTGCAAGAAAATAAATCCAAGCGCGATGAAGATCAAAAAAAACATGATGAAGAACGAAAAACATTTGATGACAAAATAGCTATGTTGGAGCAGGAATTAGCTAAATACAAAAGTAAGTCAGATGAACACGAAGGCGAAAACTAAAGAGGTGTTTATATGAATGGTTTTGGATTTAACACTTCCCCTAATGCGTATAGTTCTGATAATCCTTTGGCGCAGCTTTTAAAGCCATACTTAGCACAGCAGCAATCAGAGACACGATCAGAAACTGAACCACAACGAGCAAACGGCAATGCGGTACCATATGAAATCAATTCGCAAGCTGAATTAGAATACATAGTACCGGATAAATCCGGACGAAAACAAATAGTAGATTGCCCAAGCGAGAACAAGGTGTACGTCGGCAGATACAACCATGTCCGACAGCTTATGGATTGGAGATCGTACATTGACGAGGGCGAAATCAAACTTTCTCAAAAAAATGACACAAGTGCCGAAATGTCGCAAATTGCCGAAGCTCTTGTTGCAGTTGCCAATAAAATAGAAGCAATGCACAGCGAAATACAGGAGCTTAAAAACGCTAAGCCCGAAATTAGCGAAACCAAAAAAGTAGAATCAAACCGAAAATCCAACGGCCAATTCAAAAAAAGGGGTGAGGATTGATGATGGAAGTAATAAGAAAGATATTTAGCGTTTTAAGTGCGCTTCCAGCCTTTTCTAGTTTATTTAAAAAGGCAGCTCAAACAGGCAAGGTTGACCCAATGGAATGCCTTAATGCCTTAACATCTATTTCTCCATCCACAAAAAAAGTTGCCGATACCGCAATAAACACCGTTCAACGCGGTGGAAACATTGAAGATGCAGCGCGCGCGGTCACAAACATTGGAGAAGTTGAATTGTTCGGTCAAAAAGTAAATACTCAAACCTTGATTCCTGATTTAAAGAAAGCCGGTGGGGTTTGTTCAACACTAGCAAATATGCTTGAAAAAATGCCGACGCAATCTCCGCAGGATATCGTAGACTTTGGAAATGCAGCAAGCTCTATTAAAAACTGGCAAGATATTGTTGTTTAACAATTTCTTATAAATTAAAAGGAGGATACCACCCATGAGCATGGAATTTGGAAATGACAACGAAATAAAAGGCGGTGGCGGTCTTGCGACCGGCTTGGCAATGGGAAGCATGATGAATCGTCGAGACGATGATCGGGGCACTTATATTTGGGCCGTAATAATATTCATTATTTTTGTGGTCATCGCGCTTGTGTTCCTGGCATTTATGCGTAAAGATGATGGTCGCAAAGATTATGGCGGCACAGACGCTGCGGCACTACTTACTCCACTAATTGCAGCTAAAAGCATGGATTGCAACAATGGCCACAATCGATGTGAGCTTGACAAACTGGAAATCATGCAGAAGCTTGAAGCATCGGAGGACAGGGCAAGACAGACGCAAACCCAGCAGGAAATTGGCGCTCTTGGCAAGGAGTTTACAAACATTGGATTCGGGCTTGCAAGCAAGATTGACAATGTTGAAAAAGAACAATTAAAAACCTACGCAACCATCCAGAATCAGCTTGGCATGCAATCCGAAGCCCTAAAACAACTTTTGACCGTGCAGAACAATAGCGCCATTATAAATGGAGTAATTCAGCAGCTTATGATGGGCTCGCCGTGCTTACCTGCACGCTGTTAACGGTGTTACTGCCCTTGCATCCGCAGTAAGGGCTTAACATAGCGAGGCTAGGCCGTGGCGGGCGGCCAACCCTCTCTAATTATAATAAATTAGGAGGATACACAATGTATAACTATAACGCAGGATTTAACCGTTATGGCTTCGGTGCAAGTCATAATTGCGGCTGCAACTGTGGTTGTAAGCCCGAAATTCTTAATTTTTACAGGCATCCAGCCCCTATCGGAAAAAAACAAAAGCTGCTAAGCGTAAAGCAAGTCACCATTCATACGGATAAAAATATCCGTAAAGCTTGCGTGCGCGGCGCCTGCTGTGAGCCGGAACCTGTTACGGTCAAGGAGTCCAAAAAATCCTTAATTTTGACGGCGTGCACCGATTGCTTGCAGCCTGGAGAATATTACACCCTCAACGTCGATAGAGAAATTCCCATTGAGGCATATCCTTACGACACATACATTAATGTGGAGCCGGAAGACTTCAATAGCTTCCGGGGCGAGGTCGGCCTTGTTTACACTGAGGTTGACCATTTCGGTGGAAAGATCGGCACCTTGTTTGATAACGTAAGGGATAACCTTCCGTCGGTAGAGGTTGATGGAGAAAATACTTATGTGCAGGGCGGCGAAGTTCCTGGAACTGGAGACTATGGTTATGACAACTGGGATGGCTTTGAGCACAACGGGCCGATTCCCGAAGACCCTGCTTTCCCCGGCGCTAATTTCTGTGGCTGCGGGTTTAGGACTAACAAGGGTGTATTGCTGCCTGTGTCTCTTGATCTTCATGGCAATATTGCCAATGGTCGCAATTTTGCTACCGGTCGCTACAAGAATCCCGGCACCGGCGCACCTTATACAAATAGATTCGTACTTTTCTTGAACAACAGAGGCGAATTTGTTCTTTCTCGATCTTTTAAACGCCGGAGCGATTACGCGTAAGCATTTCAACGGGGCGGCGGTTTATGCCGCTGCCCTTACTTTTTTAAGGCGTAGGTGATATGAATGAAGGTATATGCTGACAATGCAGCTTCTACCAAAATTGACGATGAAGTTTTGTCCATAATGGATGAAGGCAATGAGCATTACGGCAATCCCTCATGCGTTCACAGTATGGGTAAAAAAAGCAAAGAGCTTATTGAAACCGCAAGAGAGCAAATCGCAAAATCTATTGGCGCAAAACCGAACGAGATTATTTTTACATCGGGCGGAACAGAATCTAATAATCTTGCAATACAAGGATTTGTTGAAGCTAACAGCAATAGAGGCTATCATATTATCACCACATCAATAGAACATGCATCTGTGTTAAATCCCCTCAAATATTTGCAATATAACGGGTATGAAGTAACTTTTTTGCCCGTCAATAACGAGGGATTAATAGATGTACGGCAATTACGGAGAGCAATTCGAAAAAATACAATCCTTATATCAATCATGTTTGCAAACAATGAAATAGGCACCCTTCAGCCAATCAAAGAAATCGGCTCCATTTCAAAACAATATAATATTTGTTTTCATACCGACGCGGTTCAGGTTTTTGGACATTGCAAAATAAATGTTAACGAACTTGATATTGATATGATGTCAATTTCCGGTCATAAGTTTTATGCACCTAAAGGAATAGGCATATTATATGCCAGAAATGATCTTAATCTTTTTCCTATAATTTACGGAGGCGGCCAGGAATTTAATTTAAGAAGCGGAACTGAGAATGTCAATTCGATTATTGGGATGGGTAAGGCTGTTGAATTGTTAAACAAAACGGAAAAAGATAACAATGCAGCGCACCTATTGATATTAAAAAACAAGTTAATAGATGGAATAAGTGCAAAAATATCGAATGTCAAATTTAACGGCTCTATGGAGTACAGCATACCCAGCATTGTAAATGTCAGCTTTAAAGGCGTTGATGGGATAAGCTTAGTAGATATGCTTGATGCAAAAGGTATTTATGTTTCAAGCGGTTCGGCCTGCGCATCCAGTCATTTAAAACCATCACACGTCCTTAGCGCTATCGGACTTAATGACAATTTAGCTTATGGTTCTTTAAGATTCAGTTTTGGCAAATACAACACAGAAGATGATGTGAATTATATTCTTGATGTTTTGCCGGGGCTTGTAGAAAAATTAAGAGAGCAATCCCGTTAAGGAAACGGATTAATATACAAATAAACAAAGGAGAAGCGTTATGAGACACGAATATTCTAATGCTCGCCGTCACGCACAAAATACCCTTGCTGAAGTAAATCGTCACTTGGATAGGGGCGACATTAAAAATCCAAAACACCACCACATGTTGACCGACATGGCAGAAAAGGCAACCCGCACACTAGACAATCTTGACCGACTTGAGCGGATGGACAATGCAAGACCTTATACGGAAACCAATGTTGGCTACACCGCAGATATGCACCGCAATAGGAGTGATAATATGGATGATTTGATGCGTACCGTAACGGACGCTGTCGATAGAATCCTTCCGCACTTTGCCGACGATGATATGGACGTTGACGACCGTAGAGGCGTTCCCGGAACTGGCCCGTATGCCAATCCTCGTTTACGTCGCAGAGGCGGGCGTTATGGTGTTGGCCGCCGTGGAAGGCGTGCAGATCTGGACGATAAATATGCCGATGACCGTTACGACGATGATCGCTATGACAATAGATACGACGACGACCATTATGCTGATGATCGCTATGATGTTGACGACCGCCGTGGTAGGCGTATGCCCCGCAGAGGACGCAGCGGACGTTTTATAAGAGGCGATATGGACAGGAATGATATGGACGATGATATGCGTACCAGAGTAGACGATGCACTTCGCACCGCTGACGATGCCCGTCGTGCCGCCGATGATGCGCGTCAAACAGCAGAACATGCGCGGCGCACCGCTGATGACAGGCGCATGGATGACGATAGACGCATGGACAATAGGCAAATGAGGACTGACGATGACCGCCGTATGGATGATGATCGTACTAATGACAGAACGCAGCGCCCCGGCCCCGGAGTTAGATAAGGGAGGAGTATCCCATGTCCATTCAATTAATGAATGAAATCAGCAACAACTATCATGTAGCACTTTCCGTACACCGCGAGCTTGCTGACCTATTCTGGTTCGTATACATGCCTGGGTACGCCTTATGGCATGAATATCAATACCTTGACGAAAGCTGTGCCCAGCGTAAGGTAAAGCGGTACATTAGCGAAACATACCACACTTTTATGCCGGACAAATTACCCAAAAGTGCCAATATAACAGAGCCGCTCCTTGCTGGGAAAAACCGCAAATCTCTGAAAATTGAAGAAAGTTGGAAAATGATTAAAGAAGCATTTCACATTTATCAGGAATGGGAAGAAACTTCGCTTCAAAAATATCAACAAATTGCCAAAGAACTTTTTTCCAGCGGTGAAATATCAACGTTTAATTTTGTCGGTGAAATAATTAAGGATGTTAAGGCCGAGCTTGTATATCTTACAGATAAAATCATAGAACTTAACGCAATGGATTGGGACATGAGCCAGATAGTTGCGGAGCAGCCTGACCACTTTGAAAGATATGAGTTTTTGATTAAAAATCTGCTTGGCAAATCCGAAATGTTCCATCACAACAATTCCGCCCTGGATGCACATTCAAGAGTATTTTTCGAGAAATCCCTGGATTAAGCCGGGGGTTTCCACTATGAGGTGTTTTTATGCAAGAGCTTTATAATATGCCATCTCTTTACATAGATCAAGTTTATTTATCAAACTATGCGCTTTTATTGGTTGTGGTGCTTCTTCTCTCATTGATAGCTTTATTGCTTATCGGAATACCTTACGCAATTCGGTCGGTTAGGAGATAGCAATATGCTTACACCAATCGTTATTCAACAATCATACAGGGGCGAACGCTCTTACGATATTTTTTCCGCCTTGCTTGCCGAGCGTATAATCATGTTGGATGACCATATCGATCCGGCCCCCGCAAGCATAATTATTGCGCAGCTCCTGTTCCTAGAAAGCCAAGCGCCCGACAAAGATATTTACCTCTACATAAATTCACCGGGCGGTTCCGTAACTGATGGTATGGCGATATACGACACTATGAACCACATCAAACCGGACGTATCGACAATCGCGGTCGGCAGCGTTGCATCTATGGCGGCAGTGCTGTTGTCATCCGGCGCAAAAGGCAAGCGGTTTGCTTTGCCAAATGCGGAAATTATGATCCATCAGCCAAAGGGTGGCATGACAAAAAAACAAGTGTCGGATATAGAAATTCATACTGAACGTATACGGGAAATGAAGCGGCTTCTTACTGAAATTCTTGCGCATAATTGCGGAAAGCCTTATGAGATATTGGAACGCGACATGGACAGGGATCATTTTATGTCTGCAAAACAAGCCCTTGAATATGGATTGATTGATAGAATATTTTGATTATCTGAATAACAAAACTCCCCCGACATCAATCAGCCGGGGGAGTTTTGTTAATTACTACATATCGAATTTACGAATAGTCTCATACAACCTTAATCGCATTCTATTCAGGCCGTCTTTACCACCAAATTTATATTCCAATTTCTTTTGTTCATTGTCAGCGGCTATTTGCGCGGAATCTGCTGTTTTGTGTATCTGATCCGCGTACTTTTCACATTCAAAGCCGTTGTTGCCAGATAGCATGAAAATTATCTCTTCATCAGCAGAATTGCCTCCAGCGCCAGAAACATATATTTCACGAACAAAATAATTCCACATGTCGCAATCGGGTATAAACACTTTCAGGGGATTCCCACAAGATGTACTCATTGCTAAATCCCATAATTCCTTTGTATTATATACTTGGATAGCTTCACTCATAACTGCACCGCCTTTCCACTTTTTATTATACCACAATATCCATTCCAGACAAAGCCCCGGTTTTACGCCGGGGTGTCTTTTATTTGCATGAATTTATTATAATCTTCTTCGTATCTGCTCAATATCTCCTCGGCACTCCTTATCCGCTTCAACAATTCGCTTTGAGTTAATTGAAGAAAGTATTCCTTGTCAGGCCCAAGAGTATACATTACGAAAATTCCGTACTTCGTGAACAGCTTATCAAGTTGGTCTTTGTTTAGCGTTGATGCATATCCTACAAAATCAACGCTCCTATCAATGGGCCTGAATTGTTTCGGCGTTTCTTTGACTTCGATTTCTTTTTGGGAATATCCATCCTTATTGTACTCGTGCTCATAAATAATCATGCTTTTCTCTCCTGTCAATCGCATTTCAACTGTTCAAACTTTGTCTTGACTATTTTCAATGTAGATTCCTTGTTTTGAAGTCTTATTGCTTCATAATCAGGAGCGCTAAATCTTAATTCGTGAATATCTCTGATAGCCCGATCAATCCATTCGGTAAATTCGTCGACTATCCAAGCGGAATTATTTTGCTTTCTATCTTCCATGATCAATCTCCTTTATCCCCATTATGCAATGATCGGGAAGAACGAATTGCGGGTCTCGCAAAACATAGGTGACTTCTTTTTCGCATTCCCGCCCGACATACTTTCTTTCGTCTTTGTCCCAATCTGCTAATATGAGAGTGTCGCCAACTTCATATGGCGGCGTTCGATCATCAACGCGAACCTCAAAGGGTTTTCTGCCGGACACTACATCATCATAGTATTCAGACCATACCTTTAACCAATGTGTGTTCATCTTATCCTCCTAAACTCCCCGGCTTATTCGGGGGTGGGTTCTTGTGGCGGTGCGGGCAAGGGCATCCAGTGGGTATACCAGTCTTTCGGAAAACATGAACCAACATATCTATCGCCATCAACCCAACAATGTTCAATAGAATATCCGTTTCTACCTTTACCATAAATCAATATGCTTTGATCTTTCGGCGGTTCTTTATCACTACATCTAATCCATTCCATCATAAATCCTCCCAAATCCATAGGCTCCTGCCCTATCTTATCAATTGCCACCCTATACCCAAACGGACGCAGTATACGCCCCGCCGTCTCCATGTTCGGTGAAATACCACCATTGCATATTCGGCTGATCGTAGAGGCCGCTACGCCGGTCTGACGCGATATCTCACGGATGGTGAGGCCGTTGGTTATTTGGGATTGGAGGAATGCTTGTAGATCGGTCATTCGTTCTTCACTCCTTGCGCGGGGGATTCGTGGATGTTGCCGATAATTGAATAAGCATAATTTGGAACAATAGAAAGAACTCTGCGTTGAATATATTCCATATTTGGAAATTTAAGCGCATATCCATCATCATAATATTCTACTTCCGCAATATCATTATTAATCGAAAGTATATCCCCCTCGAATATCAATGTGCCGCTCTTGTCTCTCAAGCCGGTGCATTGCCCGACGGTGGCGGGGTCAACATCATCAAAGTCCCAACCGCCACCAATTTTCGGCTTATCAGATACTATCATAGGGCGTGGAACGCTAACATAATGACCAATTACAAAGTGTGGCCTAACTCCATCAATAGTCTTTCCACGAAATAAAAACCTATCGTTCATATCAATTCCCCTTCTCCCCTCATTCCGGGGATTTGGCTCTATTCACGCATTCAGGACAAGTAACGCGCTTGCCAATCTTCCAGCCTAATTCCCGATATTTCTCAATCATATGATGTTTGTAGATCATTTCTGCCTCATAAGCACCGCAAATATCGCATTGAATCATAGTTTGATATTCGTAAAGTACAGGCATATCAATCCCCTCCCGTGGATTTGGTTTTGAGGGCTGATTCGGCTTCTTCTTGCGTAGGAAATACGGTTTTACCCCATTCCGAATAATCACAATTGATACCTTCGCCCTCAACATCAATCAGCATAAAATCAATGCCGCCGTCTTCTGTGAATCCAACAAGGCCGAATATGCATTCCCAGCATTCACCTTGTCCGATATAATACACCGTATCTCCAGTATGTTTAACATATATTTCGTGCATTTCCTCGTACATAGCAAGCCTATCAATAACCTTGCCCTCATATCGCTGCCCCGTCTGTACATTGTGGATATGCGCCAAATCATCATCCTTCGGAAATATCGCCCAGTTTCCGTTATAATTTTGAGTATATCTATCCATTCATCTCCCGCCTTTCTTTGGTGCTGGTTGGGTTTTGGGGTTTGTGAGTGTAGCACATCAATCTATGCATTCCAATATCATAATTAAACTGTTTCCCTTTGACAAACGGTACTCCATCATATCTGCCAACAGAATCCACAATGACAATAGCCCATTCTTCAAATTCTCTTATCCATACCGGCTCACCGTCCATTTGTTTTAGCTGCTCCGGCGTCAATGGCTCCGATTCAGCGAGTAGTGTTCCGCACATAGGGCAAAACTCATGTCTTATTAGCGAATAACCGTTTCGCTCATGATAAATCCCGTATTCTCTATTGCAAAATTTACAGTCCATACTAATCCTCTGTTCTCCCGTGGGCGGGGGTTGCCCTCATACTATTCTGTATAATGTTGATGTATTAGCCAGAACATCCGGTATTACTTTGCTGCAATCGTCACAGTATATTTCTTGTGGGATTTCAGATAGGCTATAAAATAAATCACATGTACCGCGTCCGCAGAAAGGACAGCTGACCTCTAACAACTCCACAGCTTTTCCGCTCTTTACAAGTGAATCCATAATATTATTTATAGTAACATCATCTAGATTCAACAGCCGCTGTATAACTTTCGGGTATATAAATTGACCGGGCTTGTATCGTCCAATGAACTTGTTTATTGCAATCTCATTCACTTCAATACCCTCCTATTTTCTGCCCCGGCAACCGGCCCTGCTGGGTGGGCTTATGGTGGCTTACAGATGATGATTGTATTTGAATTTGCTATTGTTGCCTTTCAGCGTTATATCCGTTACCTCAAAAACGCCACCATCACGTTCGCAATGTTCTGTCCATGCTGCGCCGCCAAATTCTTTCAATAGTCGCTTGGCTTCGGAAACTTTGATTCCGCCAACAAGGTATTCAGCTTGCGTAGCCTTGAAATTCGGGCATTCGTCCCACCATCCATTGAAAATTGTACATCCACGGCAATCGTCGCGACCTTCTTGACAGTGGCCTTCTGTATGCAGTGCGCCATTTTCATATCGTGTATGTGCGTCAACTGTTTCTGGAAACTCATAATAATTTAACCTCATGCCCGTTCCCTCCTGTTGGTTGTGGTGGTTGGTGCCGGTTTTGACCGACCGGCGGCGGTGTATAGAGATTATGCGGCGATTACATGGAAAGCGCAGTATTCAGTTTTTAATATTTCTCCGTTTAATAACCGTTGCATAACAATGTTAATATCATTATGAGTGTTACGGAACAAATGCGCTATTTGGTATATGTCGCGGTCATCTATGCTCCATAGCCCAGTTTTTAAATCCTGCTGCAATATTCGATTGACTGTTTTCATTTTGTTGCCCTCCCGTTTCGTTTGTGTTTTCTCTATCTTTATTATACACCAACATTTGTGCATGTGCAATAGGCAATATACACAAACTTTGGTGGTTAATTATTATGAAAAATGTACACTTGATTTTGTGCATACGTTAGCGTATAATTATGTCGGAGGTGTCAACATGATTTCATACGATAAGCTATTTAATTTGTTTAAGAAAAGAGGAATTTCAACATACAAAATAAGGAAATACAAGTTGCTGGGGCAAGGCACAATGACTGCACTTAAAAGCGGGAAAGGTGGGCTTGACAGAAACACCATAGATCGGCTGTGCAAATATTTTGACTGTCAGCCCGGTGACCTCATGGAGTACATTCCAGAGCCTGAAACTCCATGGCAAAGAGTAAACGTAGAAACCGGAGAATTTTCAAATACCGACTTCAAATTTAACACCGATAAGGTAAATCCTATTGAATGACACCGGCCTTGATCTGTGAACATTTTCGTGGGCAGTTCGTGTCCAGTAAGCCATATTTAAACATTATATTAAGATATTGCACCGCCCGAAGCGATATGCTAATATAATGTTGAAGTTATAAAAAAACGATCTCAAATGTATCCTTATCTATTGGCTTTATATGGTCAATAATGGATAGCCACAATCGACGTCTTTCCTCTGGCCCCAATCTAAAATAAGAAGTTTCAAAATCAATCTCCAATACCGCTTTCAGAGCGTCTATATTTGGCGGAGCTTCAATCGCCTTGTTAGCGCTTTCCGCTCGTAAAAGTTGATCGTTCAACTTCACATAATCAGAACGATATTCCTCTATTCCAATAAGCTCCTCGACATAAAGATTTTTTAAACGTTCTAATTGGCGCTTGATCTTTGCGGTATCGGTTTTTGGCTGATACCGTTTTTTTGTTCCGGGATTGCGTGAAAGCAATTGGCGCTTAATCTCCCAATGAATATTTTCAGATAGGTATTTTTCTATTCTCCCTTCCCATGGTGTGAATTTGTGAGTGCAGATTTTATCTACCCACTTCCGGTTACAACGGTAACGGAGATAGACCTTGTCAAATTTATAATCATGTTGCGCCCAACCACCCATTTTGCAGTCGCATACAGGACAAACAAGAATACCGGCAAAGATAAAAAAGTTACTTCTTTTTCTAGTATACTTTCGACTTTCATTAAGTCTTTGCACGGAATAAAATTGCTCCTTAGTAATGATCGGCTGGCAGTATTCCGGATTTCCCCTATATTCTCCGATGTATAAAGGATTGGTGAGGATGTTTTGTATTACATTATATCCCAGCCGTAACCCATGGGCGTTTGAGGCATAATCAATGCAATTCCTTACCGAACAAACATCTTCATAATGATTAAAAATTCCTTTTACTATTTGGGCCTTTTCTTCATCTATGCAGACCCTTCCGCCGCTGGAATATAAAGCCAATGGGTAGGATCCGGTAATTGTTCCACCATTGCGGACACGGCTTTCGTTTACGAATCGTATCCGGTCGCCTGTGCGGTCACTCTCGTCCTGGGCAACGGAGAGGCGTATATTAAGGTTTAAGCGTCCATTGGTAGTTAGGGTATCATAGTCTTCTAATATGGCCTTCCAGCCCACGCCATGGGCCTCCAGGATGTCTTGTGTCTTATAGTACTCCCTGACGCTCCGAAACCAACGATCGAGCTTTATAAATAAAATGTAATCCGTTTCGTCACGCTTGACGGATTCAAGAAGTGCGCTCAATCCTTTTCGCTTGTGGACTTCCTTTCGGGCCGACACTCCGTCATCCGTATATACGCCAACGACTTGCATACAAAATTGCTTTGCGTAGGCTTCCAGTTCTTCAAGTTGTGCCTCCAGGCTGTAGCCGTGCCGGGCTTGCTCCTCGGTGCTGACCCGCACATATAACAGGCAGCGCTTTGCATACCATTCATAATTCTCCGGTTTTCCGAAAAACAATGCCGTTCCCCCATTTCGACAAAATAATCATACTTTTGACTATATTGTATAAAATATAAATTGCAATTTGGGTGTTTATATAATTGAACATTAGTTCATAATATGTTATCATATACAAGCGTGATTGATACATTTTATCGAATCAGTACACGAATATCATACAAATTGTAAATTTCTGTAGTTTTATATGGAATTTATTTCCATTATATGGTATTATACAAATGTCAACATAAAATTACATAAATCCCAAGTAAAGGAAGTAGACAACATGGATAATGCAGAGGTTATGGTTAGGGGCGGGGAAATAACAGAGGGCTTGGAGCAGTGCGGGGAAGGTGCGGGGGATATTAAACTTGCAGAAGACATTGCTAGATTTAGGAATCTTCTGGATCAACTTTTAGATCAGGATTTAATGGAGCTGCGAGATTTTTTAAATTGCGCCGATAAATCAAAAATTCGGTATAATCCAATATAGATTGTCGATCCTCTGGCAATAATTGCGCGAAACGATCAACAATATCATCTATGACTGCGTCTCTGGATAGTTCTGGGGGCGCTTTTTTTATTTCTGAATTTTCTTTTTCGGCAAAATAATCTAGGTTAACACCTAATTCATCGCATATGGATTGCAAATCGTCAAGATTTACTTTTGTGTTGTTGCGACGGATTATTCCATAAACAGTGTTTACATTAACTCCGGTCGTTTTAGATAACTGATTGGGATTCGTATTTCTTAGTTCCATTAATTCTGATAGTTTATCTCCGATTGCCATATGATCACCTCCTTATCAGCATAATAGCACATGATTTTGCAAACGTCAATAAAAATCTGTGCAAATGCAAAAATTAATCTTGACAAACAAAAAGATATAGGGTATTATTATCTTGACAAATGTACAGATATGAAAGGAGGAATTTTAGTGTATTCCAATTTAAGATTCGCGATTGATAAGGAAGGGCTTGCAATGGACGATTTAGCTCAAACCCTAAATGTACATAGGAATACAATCGCCAATAAGATATCTGGATCAACTCCCTGGACGTATGATGAAGTCCTTTTAATTCAAAAAGTACATTTCCCGCATTACGATCAGGGATGGCTATTTCGTAAGGTTCCCCAAGCCAGCTAATAACGCGCATGAAACATTGCGCGTTATAAATAAAGGCACCAATGCGTTAACATCGGTGCCGGTTGACGGGGCGCACATAGCATTACTTTACTAAGTAGAGGACTACCAAATAAAGGATAGCCAAGCGGATTGTTTCAGAAATATTCTTCAACATACGCACTACCCCCTTTCACAATAAGTGAAAAGCGGCCTTCGGCTCTGGCTCATGGTTCACGGCTCTTGTGGCTCTCAAACTTTTCCGTTTAAGGTGTACATCGTCCGTGCCCCGTCAACTTTCATTTTACCACAAAATATTGTGATTTTCAACAATTAGGCTAGCTAGGAGGTACATATGAAAAATATTGGTTTTTACATAGGGATATTTTTAGGAAATGTTACAGGCCAATTATTAATTGCCTTGATAATCCGATATCTAAGAAAGTCCTAGCCATTGCAATATAAAGAAAACCGTGATACTTGACGCAATTCCAAGTAGATAGCCGACAAAATATCCAATCCATCTTTCCCGCCGCATCAATCTCTTTTTCTCCGCCTCCTTCATCATCATATATTCGATATGCGGAGGAACGACGGAACCAGTCGCAAGCTTTGGAATTTCAACTTTGTTAAAGTCAATATTTTTTAAATCAGACATTTCAATCACGCTCCTTTAGGGAGATTATACCAAATCAAAATAAAAAAGGGGATCCCGCCATCTTTGCCGGACGCGGGAAACCCTATACGGACGCAAACACTTAAACGGAGACTTGCGCCCATGTTTATTATAACATGGGTACGGCTCCAAGACAAGGAGGTAATTACCCATGAGTAAGAAACATCGCAGCCCGAACCGTTCCGGATTCTACAACCGATGCGACGAGATCAAGACAGCCGAAAAGGATGTGGATGCACTTCTTCGGGCCGCAAGGCTCAAGCGGCACGAAAGCAGCCGGAAGCCGTTATCAGCGCAGGATATTATCAAAATCTGTACGATATTCGCCATTGCATTTGTCTTGTGCGCCGTTCTCTTTATCGGCTACCTATCCGGGCACTTTGTCCCGGCGCTGCTGGGAATAGGATTTTTAATATTTATTGGCGGCGCGTTTGCCGCCTGCATGTAAGGAGGAGAAACACATGACAACCAAAACAAGGCCATACAGCATAGCTCCTGATGGCAAACCGGAAATATTTAGTTCTCCGGATGGCGAGCGTGGAAAGAATCTAAATCTTTACCGTTTTTTTGAAGTATGGTGCAAGATCATGGGAGATCGTGAAGGTTGCGAATATACGGTAAATTCAATCATCAACAAGGAGACGGGAGAAGTTTTGTATTCGTGCGATTCTCCCAAAGAGAAGGGAGCCTGATGCCAAGTTGCACAAATTAACCCCGCCTCTCCTATCAATAGGCTTCTGTCTGATAACAATACTATGGGCCGGAACCAAGATAGGAGAGGCAAGTATAAGAGCAAACCGGGCCGAAGCGAACCAAATGGTAGCGGAAACTTCAGAGCGTATCTGGAAAGAGAAATCCGAAAGGCTGGAAGCGGAGCTGATTGACATGATACATACGGCTAACCAGATCGGAGAATGGGAGATTGAAGGTGTTCCGCTGTCCAGGGAATTGCAGGAATACACCATCAATACCTGTCTGGAATATAACATCAATCCGGTTATCCTGTTCAGGCTCATGTATAGGGAGAGCCGATTTGTTGTTGATGCTATCGGATACAACCGAAACGGCACCAAAGATTACGGCCTTTGCCAACTCAATGACGTTGCATTACCTTTCCTGCTGGAGCGCGGAATAGACCCCACAGAATCGCCACAGGAGAATATCAAGGGAGCTTGCGAGTTGATCTCCCATTATCGGGACGAGCGCGGATATACGACACTAGAGGCGATTGCGGCGTATGGTGTGGGCGAGGCTGGGCTTATGCGTGGCGAAGGACTTGAAGCAGCGGAAAAATTATTGGAGGCGGTGAATTGAAAAAGACAATAACCCGTAAGGTGGATGAAAATGGGCGTGTGAGATTGCCAGTGGAAATATTACGCGCCTGGGGCATTGAGTACGGCGGAGAAGTTATTCTGGAGTACGATGAAACCGCAGCGCTGATAGTGCCGGTGGATGAAGAAGGGAGTAACTAGCCAATGAAAAGACAGCTTGACAATTTAGGCCGCTTGGTGATCCCGGCGGAAATGCGCAAGGAATTAAACATCAAGCCCGGAGATGAACTCAAAATGACAGTTGAGGGAAATGGCATTTTCATTGCCAAGAGCGGATGCATATTCTGCGGAAGGCCACACGCGGCGATTTATCATGAGGGTATCCAGTTATGCGAATTTTGCCTTGACGCTATAAACGAAAAACTGCCCACCGTGACGGAATCACGATAGGGCAGATTGAAAGGAGACTGTCATGATTGATAAAGAATATGGCTTATATGAATTGTCTTGTGACATTTGTGGCGAACTGGCTGATGATAAGTTTGACGATTTTCAAGGCGCCGTAGATTATAAGCTGGATAATGGCTGGAAGTCCCGGAAGATAAGCATTAATTGGGAAGATATTTGTCCGAAATGTCAATAAAAACGCCGCCCGGTGAAGCAACACCAAGGCGGCAAAGGAAACTATTCATCTTTATTATAGCGAAATTGGAGGGATTGTCAAGATGATTTCCGAACGATATCAAGTATCTGCTGTGCCGGTTGATCCAATGGACAGTGAAACCGTTACAGGATTTGTAACAGGAGTGATGCCTGAAATAGATATGGCCTTCATACGACCGATAGATCATCCCAAAAGAGCGGATGCGGTCGGAGTGCATTATCACACAATCGAGCCGGTGAGAGTTAGGCCGATACTAATAGATTTGCAATATCATTGCCCTGATGACGATTGCGGAGAAAAACTGCATAGGTGGTGGGATTTCTGTCCCTTATGCGGCATGGCCTTAGATTGGGGCGAATAGAAAGGCGGTGCATCAAGTGCCATCCATTGAAGATCAGCGGGCGTTGGAGAGGCTCGAACGCTTGGAACCGCCTGACATTGACGAGGTTTTACCGTATGAGGATTGGTGGTATACGTTGGAGGATTTGGAGTATGAGCAGAGGCGGGAAAATGAAGTTTTAGGGAGGGAATAAAATGGCCAAGTCCGCAAGGCAACGCCGGGAATATTACGAAAACGGCAGACCAGGTGAAGTGTATGGAATCTGGAACGGAATCACCAAGCGTTTTGCGTACGGGATAAAGGAACCAACGCCGAAACTGGCAGAACAAAAGCTCCGGGAAGTGAATCCTGGTGGATTTAGATGTTGGCGGTATGAGTGGCGTAAAATACCAGATGGCTTTCAAAATCCCAAGAATCCAATCAAATATAGGGAGGCTTAGCCGCATGTATGACTACGATTTCACCGGAGATCTATCCATCTACCAGAAGCAGCTTGACGAGGCCGGGATTGATTTTGATATTACGAATCTGGCCGGGGCTACGAAGAGGGAGATTGAATCGGTTATGGGTGCGCTGCTAATGACGGCAGCCAAGAAAAGAGCAGTTCAAAATGTCGCAGTTTGAAAGCCTGGGTGAATGTACCAGCTATTTGCATGGCGATGCGACAATAAAAGCTGCATTGCCGCGCAAGGCTCCCTACTGCCAGTATTGTATCTACATATCCTATCAGCAATCGTACGATCGGCACAGTTGCCGGATAACAGGAGAATGGATTCTTAATTATAAAAAGGAACGTGGCGAACAATGCCCGTTTCGATGGGAGGATGGCAATGGATAAACTGGTATTCCACCGCGATGCACCCATAAGAAAGCGCGGTACAACCGTTGTTCGGATTTATTCGGACGCATACGCAGAGGCCGACAAGATAGCCGAAGCCACGGGAAAGAATATGTCCGAAATTGTTTCAAGGCTTGTCTTATTTGCGATTGAGCATACGGAAATAATTGATAATGAGGAGTGAAAGGCATGGGAATCCCAGTTTTGGTCATTGGTGAATCCGGCAGCGGGAAAAGCACCAGTTTAAGAAATTTTGAGGCTGAAGAAATGTTGATTATAAATACTGCCTCAAAACCGTTGCCGTTCAAAAAGAAGCTGAATACTTATAACTGCGATTTTTACGAGGATGTCGTTGTTCAGAGTGAGAAGGATCCGTCAAAGGGCAAACGCGTTTTAGGTGTAAAGTCTGCGTTGCGAAAGACAAAGGCAAAATCAATCACCATAGACGATTGCCAATATCTTATGTCTCATTATTATATGCGCAAGCGAAATGAAACCGGATATCAGAAGTTTACAGACATTGCCGGTGATTTTTTTGACTTAATCGAGATCACAAAGCATGAATTACCGGCAGAAACCATCGTTTATTTCATGGCGCATATTGATACGGATACTAATACCGGTAAAGCGAAGATGAAAACCGTTGGTAAAATGTTGGATAGTATGATTACCCTAGAGGGTGAATTTACTATTGTCTTGCGTTCACTGGCTAATGACGGACGGTACATATTCAGAACGCAGAGCAATAACGATACTGCAAAATCTCCTATGGAAATGTTTGATTTGGAGATTGAGAATGATTTAAAGTTTGTTGATACAATTATTCGCGAGTACTGGAATCTTAATAATATTAAAGATAAAAAGGAGATTGAATCATGAAACAATTTGGTAGTTACGCGAAAGTACAGGCATACAGCGACATTGAAAAACTCCCGGTTGGTGGTTATATCGTCGGAATCCTTGACGCACAGGAAATCGGCTATGATTGGGGCGGCGTCCTTGAAATCAAATTCGATATTGCCGAGGGCGATTTTAAGAACTACTATACCGAGCAATATAAAGGTTCTCAGATGGAAGATAAGAAGTATAAAGGTGTTTACCGTATGAACATTCCGAAAGAGGACGGCAGCCAACAAGACGAATGGACAGCACGCCGATTCAAAACCGATATTCAGTCAATCGAGGACAGCAACCCCGGCTTTCATTGGGATTGGGACGAAAAGAAACTTGTTGGCAAAAAGGTGGGCGCAGTATTCTTTGAAAAAGAATGGGCTTTCGATGGAAAGACTGGATTTTTTACGGCGTTACATAGTTTTCGCAGCGTTGAGACGATTAAGGCGGGTAAGTTCAAGATTCCGAATGCGAAGCTGCTGAAAAATAAGCCCGCAAGCGCAGATGTTTTTGTTGAGGTGGACGATGACGGTGATCTTCCTTTTAATTGAGGCGGTGCATTATGGGCAAATACACACCGCCAGAAATTGAAAGAATGCTTGATAACATAACCCTGCTCGTAGATAGCCGCGAGAATGAACAGACAGCCGCTTATAAGCGCCGCATCGAAGCGATAGGGCTACCGTATGAACGTGTAGCCTTGTCGTATGCGGACTACTCCTGCAAGGCTGTAGATGGCGCAGGGAACGCCTTGGATATGCGGACAATATTCGCCATAGAAAGAAAAAGCGGATTGACGGAAATATGCAGCAATTTCACAGCCAATAGAGCGCGATTCCAGCGAGAATTTGAAAGAGCCAAGGCAGACGGATGCCGGGTACATTTGATCGTCGAAAATGACAACTATGAGCATTTGCGGCATGGAAAATACCGATCGAAACTTAATCCGCAATCTCTTATAGCAAGCTTTTTGTCATGGAGCGCACGGTACAATATCCAGCTTCATTTTTGCAAATCGGAAACTACAGGTTGGTTGATCGGTGAAATACTTCATTACGAATTGAGAGAATATTTATTGATCCAATAAGGAGGGCGGGAATATTGAAAATAGATACCCGCCCCATTTTGGAATCAATCACTATGGCGCAGGCGGTCAATCTATATATCGATACTCCAACAAAAAAGCATTTTATACCTTGCCCCTTCCATTCTGACAAAACGCCATCTTTATATATTTACGAAAATAGTTTTTATTGTTTTGGATGTGGCGTAGGTGGAAATGTTATTAATTTTGTTCGTCATTATTTTAATATCGGATTTATGGATGCTGTACGTAAAATTGACACGGATTTTAATTTAATGATGTTCAGCAAACCAACATTAACACAATATCGGAAAAATCAAAACGAGATCGCAGAGCGCAAGGCAGATCAGGAAAACTTGCAAAAACAATTTGAAATATCTCGCATTGGATATAACAAAATGTGCCAATACCACCGTTGGCTTATTAGGCAACCAGAAACACCGGATATAAAATTCCAGACAGAATATCTTGAACGACTGTTAGACAAATATCTTGATCCAAACATAGTAATACCTTTTGATGTTACCGCGCGATTAAATGCGCTCAAAACAAAATTCTGTAGCATTGAGGAGGTAGAAGCTTTTGCAACAAACTGCTGAATTTGAACAGCAAATAATTGATTTTACTGTTCCTCAATTGCTTGGCAAGGACACGCTTTATAGTCTATATGATATTGAGGATGATCTTGAGAGAGAACGGCTAAAAACGCTTATGTTAGCGCGGGCAAAAGATTTGAAGATAGAAAAGGATTTCGCTCGACTGATTAAAGCATTTGATGCCGCTGATAAAAAGCTGGCTGATGAGTACACAAAGCAAAACGCAATCATAAATTCAGTTGTGCCATTAAAATTTGATGGTCGCGGTCAACCATTAAATACTATTGAAAATTACCTTACTATTATTCGCAACGATCCACATTTTTGCAATATCAAATTCAACGCTCTTGCATATTGCCCGGAAAAAATTGTGGATGGCACTTCTATCCGCTGGGAGGACGCAGACGATTCCGCAGCGCGTCATTATATCGAAAACAAATACAATATTCACAATGAAAAAAAATTAGACGATGCTCTTAGAATCGTATTTCGTGAGCGTGAACATCATCCAATAAAAAATATCATTGAGTCCGATGTATGGGATGGGATTGAACGTATACCCACTTTTCTTTCAAAGTGGCTGAAATGCGAAGATACGTCATATAGCCAGGAAGTGAGCCGTTTGATCTTTAGCGGAGGGATTAACCGACTTTATAATCCAGGGTGTAAATTTGATGATGTTCCTGTACTTATCGGCACAAAGCAAGGTGAGGGAAAGTCAACTTTTGTTCGGTGGTTAGCACTCAAAGACAACTTTTTTAATGAAATTACCGAAATCGAAGGACAGAAAGGAATTGAAGCACTTGAAGGAATCTGGATTTGCGAAATTGCGGAGTTGCTTGCGTTAACCAAAACAAAAGATGTCGAAGCCGTAAAGGGATATATAACAAAGCAAACGGACAAATACCGCCGCCCCTTCGATCGGCGCGTGACGGAGCATAAAAGGCAATGCGTATTTATAGGCACAACAAACAAAGAACAGTTCCTAACTGACAAAACTGGAAACCGGCGTTGGTATCCTATACGAGTGCATCAATCTGGCTATGATTTGTTTGACAATAAAGAGAAAATACAGTATGAAATTTTGATGTGCTGGCGCGAAGCAAAGGTTAAATTCGATTCTGGAAATATGAAGCCATATGCAGATCGAAACCTCATTGATTCAATTAGAGAGCATCAGCAGGGAGCAATGGAAGACGACTACAGGGACGGTATGATTGCAGATTATCTCATAAATCGTGATGAAGTTTGTATAGTTGAACTTTGGAAGCACGCATTAAAAAATGAATTTTCGAGGCCAAGCAAAAAAGACAGTAATGATATCGCTCTGATCCTTCAAGCCACCGGCGAGTGGGGGCGGTGCGAGAAGACAAAAAGAGTTGGTGAGTTTGGTGTGCAAAAAATATGGAAACGCACAAATGATTTGCCTTTTGATGGGCCGTTTGGAAATGGAGATTTACTTGAAACCAATGAATTATTGTAACTATATAAAGATAGTTACATAGAAGGTTACACTTGGTTACATAGAAGGTTACAGTATAGTAAAGCCATTTTTTAAGATTTTCAAGTAATTTGTAACCAGAATTTTTCTAAACTTAGCGAGATCGTTTTTAAATATATTTTTTAAAATAATTCTACCCTCTTATAGAAAATTGGTTACAGTTACATTCAAAAATACCAAAAAACCGCACCACCATCATGAAACCATCATGTAACCAAGTTGCGTAACTATCTACAAAAATCTAATCAAAATTGAACTGGAGGAATCGGGATGACCAATAAAGAGATTATTAAATTGTTCCGGGGGGGGCTATCCATTGATATGTTGTCGGAAAAGGAATGGGCCGCTCAAAAGGAATCCAGAGAACAACGTCAGGCTGCATATAAAAAGCAAATGAATTTCATTAAAGGAAAAAAGGCCAATAATCGGAAATATAAATTCGATGGACGTAGGATCGTAGTCGGGCCAGTCTGCACAAGGTTTGCTGCACGGAGCATTATCGAAAAGGCCATATATGACGATATTATGAAGCAATCGAAAGTCAGCGAATAATATAGCGGAAGGGAAACGCGCACATGGGAAAGCTGATTGGAAGCGCCGATAGTAGAGAGCGATTGCAGGAAATCACTAACGAGTACTTCTATTCCAAGAGCTACATAATTACCGGTGATAACAGAGTATATAACATCAAACTTGAAAAATATCTCAATGGCTATGCGGTAAAGCAAGTTAATAATCGCTGGAGGCTTGAAAAGGATGGAAATTAAATCGAAAGTCGGGTGAATTTATATGAGCGCAGCCAGCAAAATCAAAGTGACGCACTACTGCGAGATCGACCCGAAGCATGAGGGCAAACAAGTTTTGGCGCTGTGCGGCTTTCGGGTTCCAGTAAAAGAGACTACATCAGATAAAAACAATGTGAATTGTTTTCTGTGCTGGGAACGCTTGCAGACGAGTATGGAGGAATAGGAATGGAACAGTTAACGAACGATGCGATAAAAAATCTTTTGGAAATGTCAAAATACGAGTATCACAACTATGAAGCCGATATTAAAGCGGCGTTATCAGAAGTCAAGGAATACCGCGCTATTGTCCCAACGCCGGGAGAAGTCGCCGCGCTAAAAGCCAAAGAGCAACATATATCGGTTTATTGGAAGCGCGTTATTGAGGACTTGTCCGGGATTATAAAGGCAAAAGAGGCAGAAATTGACACGCTGAGAGCGGAGAACGAGCATCTTAGAAAATGCCATAAATCAGAACTGGAAATCTGTGAAGATCATTGTGATGTTGTAGTCAAGCTGAAGGCGGAAAAATTTCTGCATGAAAAACAATCAATTCAATATCAAAATGTATGGATTGGGCGGGGACATGAAATAGACCGCCTGACCGCTGAACTTGAAAAAGCCTGGAAGCAGCTCCATATTGAAATTGAGAACGAACAGGGGTTACAGGCGAGGGTGGAGCGGTTGGAGGCCGAGAACGATAAGTTGCACACAGAATTATGGATGCTGCGAGAGGTTGGGCTGAAATCATAACCAGACACGCCGAATTAAACGCCGCGCGGAAGAATGGATTGGAGGATTAAATATGTGCGATTGTAAGCAACAAATGATTGACAAATTCAAGGAATTTTATCCAGATGCCGAAAACGTGTCGGCCATAAATTATGAAATACTGTCCGGGAGGTCATACTCAGAGTATGAAATTAAATTTCCCAACAAAAAGAAGCCCAGCAGCAGATTATTACTGCACTCATACTGCCCGCATTGTGGTAAGCCGTATGAGGCAAAGGAGGAAGCATTATGAGACTTATCGATGCAGACGCATTAATTAAAAATCGCTGCCATGCAAAAGATTTCTTTAAGCAACCAGAACTATATGTAATCGGGCAAGGATACGTTATGGACGCGCCCACAGTTGATGCGGTGCCGGTGGTTTATGGGGAATGGATATATCATCACTGGTGTGAGTTTAAATGTTCTCAATGCGGTATATTTTCCAGATCAGAACCCAAGGGCAAAGAGAAATATTGTTTTAATTGCGGCGCGAAGATGGAGAGGGAGGGAAAGTGATGGACGCTATTAACCATGAGTATACCAGCGAAATAGTTTGCCCGTGGTGCGGATATGAATTTGGTGATAGTTGGGACATCGGGCCGGAAGATGAAGATATAGGACAGATTGAATGCGAAGAATGCGAGAGAGCATTTACGGCTAACCGGAATATCAGTGTTAGTTATTCTACTCAAAAGTGCGAATACGGTAAG